CTTTGAAATGTAAATAAAAACAAACAACATGACACCACAAGAAAAAGCAATTAGCCTTGTAAAATCAATGAGTATAAGTGATGATACTTATTTAAACAGAAACCGTTATGCTAAACAATGTGCATTGATAGCCGTGGATGAAATGTATAATATAGCACATAGCTTAGATGATATGGCTACAGTTGGGTATTTAGTAGATGTAAAAACAGAAATAGAAAAACTATGAGCGGAGGAAGATTTAACTACGACCAATATAAGATAGGCTACATAGCTGATGATATTGAACATGAGATAGAGAAGAGTGGAAGACCAAAGACCAAGCAAGAACTCAAGGATGAGCACTGGCATGATGATGATTGGTATAAGAAGTATCCCGAAGACCTATGTCACTACAAATATCCCGATGAGGTGATTGAAAGGTTCAAGTTAGCTGTAAAGTATCTAAGGTTAGCTGAGGTGTATGCTCACAGGATAGACTGGCTACTGTCAGGAGATGATGGTGAGGAATCATTTCTTGAAAGATTGGATGAGGATTTAAGAAAACTAAACAAATAAACTATGAACAAAGAATTCATTCCATACGAACAAGCATTAGAACTTAAAGAATTAGGTTTTGATGAAGAATGTTTAGCAATTTATAATATCAATGAAGAGTTAGAAACAGGATATTATCAGAACAAGTATGTCATTGCTGCACCACTATACCAACAAGCATTTAGATGGTTTAGGGAGAAGCATAATTTACTATATACCATAGAAGAAGTTTGGGAAGAAGATACAGAATATTATGTGGTAGAAATAACAACACACAATAGGGTTGATGATTTTTTACAAGAATGCACCTACGAAGAAGCAGAACTTGCTTGTCTCAAGAAACTTATAGAACTAGTAAAACAGAAACCATGACACACAAACTAATCAAAACACAAAACTACCTATTGGTAGTAGATGATTCAGAGATTAAAGAAGGTGATACTATCTATGAAGATATGTCAGGTATTTTTTCTCCTTATGAAAAGGGGGATGTTGTAGAAAATCCTAAGAAAATCATTGCCCACCTCCCACTCAACGGTGCACCCATCCTTGAAGGTGTTGACTTACTACCACCATATTCCCGACATCAGGAAGATGGTCTTGATGAGTTGGCTCAAGAATGGGTTTTTGATATTAATGGTCATAAGTGGTCTAATAATGATGACACAGGCGGAGACAATTATGGGTCATTCAAAGCAGGCTACAACAAAGCCCGTGAGAAGTATAAATACACAAAGGAGGATATGAGGAAGGCTATTAGTCATGCTTATAAACAAGCAAGACCTGATACTGAATATGAACCATCTCCATTATTTTACCAATACCCAACAGAGTTTATTAGTGATGATGAAATATCACATCAAGGTAGTGGTACATATAGCACTGACTTAATGGATATTGGAGTTAGTAATCTAAAACCTATAAAAGTACCAAAAACAATCACCACCGCCCAAGGCGTACAATGGGTGGGTAGGTACAAGTAAAAATGCGTATAAGTGCGTAGTTAGAGAACAAATAACCGCCAGATCTTTGGCATTAAACTTAAAAACTATATGGAACAAGAACAGTTTACCCCAGAATGTAAAAATGGAAGAGTTTGTTCAGCTACAAAACTGAAAAACGCAATCCAAGAACTTCTAGACAGTAAGTACAAACCCACTGCTATCGGTTATAATCTTGGCTTTAGAGAAGCTTTAATCAGTGTTCTAACGATGGTTGATGAATACACTCTTGAAGATGACACTGAGCAAATCTCCGTAGAAGAACCTCTATACTCAGCTGATGAGATGATAGAGTTTGCCCGCAGAATGATGTTTGAGTATGAGCTTGGTAACAAATACTTTTTAAGAGAACCTGATGCTATACGAGCTAAGCTTCCTACTAAGGTGTATGATTTACCTCGTCAGACTCTTGAAGAATTCATGACTGACAGATCATCTGAATTAGCAGATACTTATATAAAAGAATGTGATGGCAACATCAGCGTTGCTTTTAGTCAAGCAATAAGTAACATGGAAATTTATTCACCAATCAGCGGTGAATATATGTACTGGTGGAAGATGAAAAAAGTATTACAGGATCGGTTAGATCAGCAAAAGTCTTAAGCTCCCCGGATCACACCATGGGTTAAACTGGTTGTGTAAAGAAACAAGAATTATGACTTCCGTCTCCCAACCTAGTAGAGTGAGCTTCTACAAATATTGGTTGGGGAGACGAGCAGTCACAAAAAACCGTAATATGAAAAAACTATTACTAATCTGCCTTGTAGCTTTTACAGCTTGTCAGTCAGGCAAAGACCGACCATACATAGTATTCACTGCTTATGGGGATGGCTGGGTTAAATCATCAACCAGTATACGTTGTGACTCTGTAAAGCTGTTTGATAAATCTCATGCTCGGGTGTACATAGATGGTTCTGCCACTGATGTATACGCTGACGAAATACTCATCTCAAGTAATGATAACTGATGAAACCACGAACTAAAGCCCTATTAGCCACAGCTATTGTGGTTGTTTTATGGAACAGCATGGATTACATACCGCAGCAGTATCTCAAGCCACTAGCAGATGTCTTGATTGGTGCTCTGTGTATTGGTATAGTATATGGACTTTTCTACCTGGGGTTTTCACCCAGCACGTATAGAGCTATCCATAACCTGGATCCTCTTAATGATCCATATCGGTTACCACTGGTTAAGTCAAAACAAGCAGCTGAAAAACTCCAGGAGCTAAAAGCAGAATGGAAAAAATCTGGTGAGAAAGGAGATTTTCTTACGTACTATTTGAAGAACAAACAAAAACAGTAGACATGTCTGAAACTATTCAAACAATAGGATTTGTTTATCCTAATGATAACCTCATGACTGATGATGGTTATCCTACAGAGCAAGCACTAGACTATATAAAGAACTGGCACATGTTCATAGAACATGAGGGTACATACAAAACCGGTCAGTTCTGGAATGATTACCGTGGTCTAATAGACTATATCAAGACTATCTGGACTTATGATGATGCCATCCTTGAAGAAGATGGTCTTTTGGAGATCCACACACTTGGTTGGTCTGGCAACGAGAGTATCATCTACGAACTCAAGAAAACTGCGTTCTGGATGCACAGACTCCAGGCTACACAAACCGGTGGTTATTACTATTTTAGAGTGGATGACAATCCTAAGTACACTTATAGTGTAGAAAAAGTAGAAAATAAATGGTTAGTACCATAAACTCTGTATGGTTTTCTGTGGAAAGCGTAAGCACCAAACAAAAGCCTGTGGTAGCCGTTGGACTGCAGGTGTAATACGGGAAAACAGATGACAGCTGGAAAGACAGCATATGGGGGTAACAGGTATTGACAATAGAGCGAGAGGTAAGTAAACATGCGGACCTTTGGTAGAAGTGGTCCTTAAACAAACTGCAAAACAATAAACGGCACGACACAGTCTGACCGTGTAGCAGAAGGTGAAGCTATCTTGGCTTCTATCTTCGGTGAAGTTGCAATCGCAGCCTAACCTACCGGGAAGTCCATCCTGGGAACAGAAACGGACACTGCTAGTCAGACTACCTATGGTCACAATGTCTGATAGTTTCTGGGCGGTAAACTGTACGCCTGGCGGTTTTCCTGGTTATGTCAAAACCAGGTGGTGGATCGGACCATAACAAGGTCAGCCCTTACGGTGCAGATGACGGGGGATCTCCCTCTTGATCGTCAGTACTAAGCATGTAATGAATTTATCTATTGTCTTCTTTATTGGACGCCGGTTCAAATCCGGCTACCTCCACTGGTCCCATTTTTTAAATTTTCCGGGGTGTTTCCACACCCTGGTTTTTTTAATCTTTAAAAACTTAATTCACTATGATCACTTGTCCTATTTGTCATCAACAAACACCTGGCGTAAACGTGCATGGTCACGTGCAGTGTCATGTCTGTAGAAACAACATTCAACCCTGTTGCCAAGGTGAAACTTGCGAACCTCTCCATCATCCAGAAAAAGAAAACAATGAAACGTTACGTGCAACTTCAGACACCTAAAGACACTGCTTGGGAAAGAAACAACTGGTTACGTTATGTACCCAGTTGGCTTAAGGAATTTGTGCGTGGCGTGACAAACATCATCAGATGGATGCCGACCATCTATAGAGACCGGCACTGGGATAATGCTTTTATCACTGATATCCTTCAGAAAAAACTTGAGTTCACCAGGGAAACCTTAGTTGTAGCTAACAGGTTCTATGGCGTGGAGGAAGTCAATAAAGAAATCACTCTTGCCCTTAACCTATTGGAACGCATCAAGCATGGTTACTATGAAGTTGAGATGTTTGACTACATCAAGAAGTCATATGACTTTATACCGGTGGATGTCACCGGTGATTACCTGGCCATGCAGGATACCATTATTGAAGAACATCTGGAAGACTATCTGGCTAAGTATAAACGTACGGCCAAGAAACTTCGTAAAAAATACAAGCTCAAAGCATCAGAAACAGAAAGACTTGCCTACAGAGTGTCAAGTTATAACCAGGAAAAATGTGAACGCATTTTCTGGAAGCTGATGCATTATAAACTCAAACATTGGTGGGATTAATACTTAAATCATGACAGAAGAAGAATTCAAAGTCCTGAGAGAAGATTACTTGGAACTTATAACCAAGATGATCGTAGAATCTGGTGGCCTTAGTCCTTCATTTACGGTTTTGGGAACACACAAACCAGATGGCAAAAGTGCTATCTGTCTTGTTCCTATAGACTCTAAGTATATGAAAGATGAGGCAAGCAAAGACCAGTTTATAGACAACGTTGTTCCTGAGATTGCAGAAAAAGTCCGTGAACGGATTGACATCCGTGCTATCGGCTGGGCTTCTGAAGCCTGGATGCGTATAGCTGATGCTAAAACCGTAGATCCTGACAAGATCATGGATGACTGGAAAAGCATCCCGATCAAAGCTGAGATCCTGATCGTCAGTATTGATTCAGAAGATCACAAAGAAACGCTGATCAAAGAGATTATCAGGAAAGGTAAACAGGTCAATGAAGACGGGCATTTGGTAGACCAGATTGAACTAAAAGACATGCCGGGTTATAAAGACTCACCTATGCATGCAGCTACCGGACGTTTCACAGATCTGTACAAAAAGTTTACTAAAAAAGTTTAACTTGCTATGTCCGATCAAGTCACTGTACCCCGTAAAGACTGGTTGGAATTAAAACGCCTGGTAAAACAAGCGTTGGTCCAACAGGATGAGTGGCTCACAGAACAACAAGTTTGTGAACTGCTTGGTATAAAGAAAGTAACCCTCATTGGGTATGTAAGTAAAGGCAGAATCACACCGGATATGTACCGTGTCGGTGTAGGTGGAACGAGGTTTTATAGCAAAGAAAAAATCATGGGAGACAGTCCCAGGTTCTGATAATGTTGTAAACCCGTTGTAAATTGTTTGATTAACACGCTAGAACATAAACCAGACAAGGGTTTCAGAATAACATTCGAGTCCCGTCCGGTCCGCAGAAGGCTCCTGATTACCAGGGGCCTTTTGATTTTTAGCCTGTTATCAGGGGTCTAAAGTGGCATATTATGGCATTTTCTAGCCCCTTTGTTGTAAACATGTTGTAAAACCTGTTGTAAATTTTTAGCTTAGTGGTATGGGATACACAATCAAGCCTTACCTCCAGGCTAAACCCGACAAAGACAATCTCCACAAACTGTCCATCCGTGTAGTATTTAACCGGATGCATGCTTACGCTCCTACAGACTTCAAGCTGCGACCAGATCAGCTTCAGGGTCGGGAGGTCATCAATCATCCCCATAGGGCCAAGATCACGGCTATGCTCAACAAGCAGATGGTGGATATTGAACAGAACCTCCTGGATCTAATGGATGTACCCCAGGTCAGCCTGGAAATGCTCCAGAAAGCTGTGCGTGGTGAAGCTCTGTCCAAGCAAACTTTTACAGATTTCATTGTAGACTATGAGCAGCAGATGCGTGGTAAAAAAGCTGACGCTACCATAGAAGTCTATGAAGACATCCGTAAAGAACTGGAAGAGTATGATAAGTATCTGTACTTCAGCAAGATCTCCGTATCCTGGTTAAACTGGTACGAGCAGCACTTGAGAAGTAAAAAGATGCATCATAACACCGTCCACAAGAAGATGAAGAACATCAAGGGGTTCTTAAAACAGGCCAAGAACCGTGGTCTCATCAAAGAGGACCGGTACAAGGCGTACGTTGTTCCTGTATATGAACAAGGTATACCTGAATACCTCACTGAAGATGAGATTGCCTCGTTCAAAACGGTCTGTGACGCCATTAAGAGACCCATGATGAAGATGAGCGGCTATTACTTTCTACTGTCCTGTTATGCCGGTTACCGGATCAGTGACTTTAAGAAATTCTCCTATGAGTCCATGGTGTCGAGTGCACGGATCCTGTTAAAGACCAAAAAGAACAAAAGGGTCGTTTCCATGCCCATCCACTCCCGCCTCTCAGAGATCCTCACATATTGTAGAGATAACCCGTTTAATATATCAGAACAGAACATGAGAGACTATGTCAAGGACATATCCAAAATGGCTGGTGTAGACCGTAAGATCAAGGTCCACACGGCCAGGCACTCTTTTGCTATGTTGCTGATGGACAACGGGTTTGACCTGGAAGAAGTGGCAGAACTCCTGGGCGTCACCATGAAAACCGCAGCTATATACGGTCGGATCTCCAACAAAAGATTGGAGAAGAAGATCTTAGACAAGCTGGGTTAAAACCAATTAAATCTGTGTCATCCTATAGAAAATGTATTAATATTGTACATTAAACTATAGAACATGGCTAATAAACGTCTGTCATTAGAGGATATTCAACAAATGAAATCCATGGTCCAAAAAGGTGTTGCCCCTGAAGACATAGCCAAGCATTTTAACATTGCTATCTCTTCAGTACATAACTACAAGAACCGGTTTAAACAAGAGGGAGTTAAATTCCCTGATGTAAGGGGCAAACGTCCCACGGGTTCAGTAGAAATAGAAAGTAAAACTGTAACGACACCTAAAACCCAGGTGGAAGAACGGTCAACGGCAGTATCAGCACAATCGGGGATGAATTTTGTTGTCAACGGCGTACCTGTAAAGGTTTCAGCGGAAGCTAAGAACGTGAACATTACTAAAAACAGTATAGAGATCAACTTCTAAGCTAATATCTATTTTCTCACACTGAGGGATCCATTTGGGTCCCTTTTTTTATTCCCCAAACACTATGAACTGGTTAAAGAACTTACTCCCTTCACAAAAAGTGCAGCAGTTGGAAAAAGAGATTGAACTATTGAAAGTTGAACTGGACAAACGCCAGGAGGCTATCAATAAAACCAATGCTTTTTGGAAGAAAAAGATGCATGAATTGACCCGTAAACATGCCTCCCAGAAATAGTTATAGCTCTATTATCCAGACTTCTACATTAGATATTTTGTATAACTACTTGTAGAGCTTATTTTTATAGAATAAGATCTACCCTATGTTGTACCAATTACCCAATGGTAAGGTCATAGAGATCAGTACTGAGCAGTATTTAGAGATGAGTGATGAAGAGCTGGAATACCTCATAGCCTACAACTATGGAGAGATCATGGAAGATCCCTGGTTTGGATCGGTCCTTAGTAAAAAGTCAAGCTCAACACCAGATGTTTCTGAACCTGTAGATGACCTGATTGATGTACCTGAAGAAGAAAAGCTGACAAAACCTGATATAGACTTCAGTCCCGAAGAGGAATGACCTCTCGGACTTCACACCTTATGCCCTGGCTACCCGAACGTAGCCGGGGTTTTTTATTTTTTATCACAACTTAAATCACTGATTATGACCAGTAAAGTAACTGTCAAAGCAGATGAACACGGAAACGTTATCGTAGTTTCTCAGAACAACCCTGAGTATGGCTCTATCAGAGTCGAGCAAAGTTCACACCAGATCAATTCTAAAGGCTGGCTTAAGCTTACCAAACGGTCAGCTTTTATCAAAGGCCTGGTAACTGATCTTGTTGCAGCCGACTTCAAAGCAGGCCAGCAAATAACTGGTAAGATCGTTGTAAAAGAATCCTTTACACCATTCAATCCGACCAATCCTGAAAGGGATCTGAAGATTGCCGGTGACACAGGAATAATATGCCGTGTAGATGATCAACCCATCTACCGTCAGTCATTCTTTACAAGTGACAACAATGCCACAGATGAGCTGATCACCCACACCAACACAGAAGAAATTCGTGAGGTGCAGGCTATCACCCGCAGTTTGTACGATCTCCAGGAACTGGAAGCAGTGCAGGCTACACTCTAAGTATTGTAGTCTATACTAAAAGCCCCTGACCATAAAAAGTTAGGGGCTTTTTTTTGTAGACTTTACTTGGAGAACTCCAATAAGTTCTCTATTTTCACCCTTCTAAACTGTAGAACAATGCGTATCAATCCACACAAAACAGTATCTGCTGGTACTAAAGGTATTATCATCTCCTTTAGAGACGCCAACAAACATAGGTTTATGCCCTATGAGAACCTTCAGCACATTGAAGACATTCAACAGAAAGGTAAAACCAAGTACCAGGTCCTGGAACAACCCGCTTTTAATAAGATCCAGCAAGAGCTTTATGCAGAAACAGTTTATGGCCTGAGTTATTTCTCACCGGTAGATGTTGACAACATGAGCAAGTCCAAAAAGCTGCGTGTTTTGGCCAAGTATGCCAAAGCCCAACGCATCCTGAACCGCTGGAAACAGGAGATCGTCTACTCTAAAGTGGACAGTGTCCTGCTGGCATTGTTTCCTAATTCTCCCATTACCAAGCTCCTGGTAGATACCCAGGGTTATGACAGGAGCAACAGGGAAACGCACTCTTTTAAAGAGCTCGGTTTAACCCAGGAAGATGTAGCCAGTAAACTCATGGAGGTTAACCTGCTTCCGCAGAACTTCTTCCAATTAGCGTAACCCACCCATCCATACCGTATGATACAGACTAAACTCAAATCCTGTGCAGGCTGCAAACAACTCAAGCATATCTGGAAGTCCCATGGTAAAGAAAAATACTGCAGGGACTGCTGGTACCAGCTTGAGAAGCCAAAGAAAATCTCTCCTATCTCTAAGAAAATGAGAGAAACCTTGGATGAGTACGGTAAAAGAAGAGCTGCATATCTCATTGTACATCCAATCTGCCAAGCCAGGCTGGTTGGGTGTACAAAAGATGCAACTGACATCCACCATAAGGCAGGCCGTGGAGAGAATCACCTCAAGATCTCAACATGGCTATCTGTGTGTCGTAACTGTCACACCTGGATAGAACTTAACCCCGCTGAAGCCAAGGAGCTGGGATTTTCTGAACTCAGATTAAAAGAACAACAATGATACTACCTCTTTATTTATCAATTGGCCTGATTTATTGGGCAGTAAATGCTTTTATCAGAAAGATTGACACAGACGGTGACTACCTGTTACCACTGGTTTGGTTCTTAGCCTGGCCCTTTGCTGCTATTACCTGGACAATCATCTTGTCTGTTTGGATCAAAGAGTACATGGTAAAGAAGTTTACTAAAAATCAGATCTAATGTCACATCCATATCATCACGCTATCTCTTCCGCACGCAAGTACGGGGGAGTTTGGCAAGACTATATAAAAATCCATAGCTGGTTTGATGAAACCAAGGCTAACTATCCAGACATGAGACATCGTGCTCTGAGACACCACGCAGAAGGCATCTTCTGGTGTGAGCAAATCTTTGGTGTGGTCATCACTAACTCAGACGGGAAGAATGTTCCTGTAAGGTTTATTGGTGAGCAGCACTTAAAAGAAGACATCGGCTTTATTCCTACGATCAAGCAGTATTTAGACTGCATGACTACGGAAGGCTGGATGTTTAAACCCGGTGAGGGTAGAAAAATGGTCCGTGAAATAGAAGACCAAAAACTTGATTATGTAACAGAAAAAACTTTAAAAGATGTCACAGAAAGTAATAGCAACATCAGACTTGATTAAATGGTGTGATGAGCAGGTAGCACAAGGTAAAGAGTTAGGTATCAAATGGGAAGGTGGCGGAGATTCCGGTTGGGCATATTTTACCATAGATGGTCAGCAGGTGTCAGACAATGCAGAAAACGACGAGATCCGTCAGCTTACTGACCTGATGTATGATCACCTGGACTATGGATCCTGGGCCGGTGAGTTCTCAGCCAGCGGGGAAGCCATTTACAACTCTACAGAGAAAGCATTTGTAGGTACAGACTACTACAGTGAAGATGAGAACTACGACTTTGAGTATCCCATCAAGATCACTGTGCCTGAAAGCCTGTGGTTTAATGCTTTAGAGTACAACATAGAAGGTGAAACTCCTCACATAGATGTAGCCTTTATTGTCAACAACGGTTTTCTGACTGATGAGCATACTAAAGTTGCTCAAGAAGTCAAGAAGCAGCTTGAAGAACAGGTAGAAAAAGCCATCCAAGCTTACAGTCAGATGGAAGATACTACAGAATATAGAAGTATCTGGCAGGCTGACAGGTTTGAGCGTAGCAGCTTTAAACTGGTTGATGATACGCTCGTAGTAATGATGGAAGAGATAAGCATCGGCACCTGTGACACTGATGTAAAAGAAATCTATTTAGAACTAACAACAAAAGAAGATGAATATTGATTACAGTAAACACACGTATATAGTCAATGGCAGAGACGGCTACACCCTCTCAGTTGCCTTACGTCTATGGAAGACTAAGTATGAAACAGACTTCCGTGATTTTGCCCGTGATGTAACACCGCACGAAAGTCTTTTTGACTTCCGTGATTTTGTAGAAGCCATGTGGGATGAGATCGTCCCGGTCACCGTAGAAGAAGGCTTGTCCCAGGCTAATGCCGAAGACCGCAGGAACTACTTTGACGCCATTGGTGTAGAAAAGCTGTTCAAGCAGCTTAACCCTGAACTCAAAGACCGCCAGGTGATCAAGAAGAAACGTACCCGTTGGGATGATAACAATGATCCCTTTGAGTATGAGTTTGAAGATGTGTATGAACTCTATGAAATACCTGGTGAAAAGCTTTTTGGCCAGGACAGGTGGGGTCGTAATGCCAACCCTGTTTATGCTGTCAGGTGCTGGTGCACTACAACCAATAGGGAGTATTGGATCTACGTACCCCTGGAGGCAGCTACTGGTCAGAGATGGATAAGCAGTGGTGAAACCGTAAACTATGACGCCATCCGTGCCATAGCCTGGACCATACGTATAGATGTAGACATGCCTGAGCGGATCTACCGCCAGGGTGATATCATCATCGTCAAGAAAGGTCCCCAGACCACGGATGTCCAGCCTTCAAGACACCTGACCAAAGATCAGTATCTCTCTTTAATGTATTCAGAAACCTAAAATCTACAACATGGAAAAAGCAAAACGTATCGTCCTCGGAGAGGGTGAGATCGTAGGCCACAAGCACATTCTTGAGTCTCCTAAAGACATCGAGTTTGAACAGACAGAAGACAGCATCACCTTTATGCTCAACGCTATGGGTATTCTTACCCATGACGAGCATGATAAGATGGTGTTCGGACCTGGTGAGTACAAGTCATACAACCAGGTGGAGTTTAACCCCTTTGACGGATCAATCCAAAGAGTATTTGACTAATGAGTAAACGTAACGAGATCCAGCAAGATGCCATAGAGATCGCAATCAAACACAAACGTTGCGGCTTAGGTATCAGTATGGGTGTTGGTAAAACGCTGATCGGTCTCAAGTATCTGGAGCATTACTACAACGAGGGCCCCTTTAAACGGGCTCTTGTTGTGGCTCCTAAGCTTAGCATATTTGAGTCATGGAAAGACGATGCAGTAAAGTTCGGTATAGATCCAGCCATTATGGATAAGATCGAGTTTTCTACGTACCTGTCTTTACATAAGCTTAACCCACACTTTTACGACCTGGTAGTACTGGATGAGTGTCACAGCTTATTACCTACCCACACTGTCTTTTTAGAACCATTCCTTGGCAGGATACTTGGACTTACAGGTACACCACCACGGTATGATCGTTCTGAAAAAGGCATGATGGTACAGCGGTACTGCCCTGTATTATACAAGTACATCACAGATGATGCTGTAGAAGATGAGATACTCAACGACTACAGGATCATCGTACATAAAATGCCGATTTCTGACAAACAGAACCAACCGGTAAAAGGTAAAAACGGTAACACGTTTTATACTTCAGAGAAGAAAAGCTACGAGTACTGGACCCGCAGGATCATGGAAGCACAAAGTAAGAAACAGGAGCAGATTGCTTCTGTCATGAGAATGCGTGTCATGATGGACTTTAAGACCAAAGAGAAATATGCTAAAGACCTGCTTGATGAAATAGAAGACAAGTGCATTGTATTCTGTAATACCCAGGACCAGGCTGACCGGATCTGTGTCAACTCCTATCATTCCAAGAATGAAGAAAGTGAAGAGAACTTGCAGCAGTTCAAAGATGGTAACATTTCAGAACTGTCTTGCGTCATGCAGCTCAATGAGGGTGTAAACATTCCCAACCTCAGGGCCGGGATCATCATGCATGCTTATGGCAACGAGCGTAAAAGCAACCAGCGTATCGGCAGGTTACTCAGGCTTAATCCGGAAGACACGGCCATAGTGCATATCCTTTGCTATAAAGACACAGTAGACGAACGCTGGGTAACTGAAGCTCTGAAAGATCTAGACCCTAAGAAAATCAAGTATCACGATGTAAACGTTAAGTCCTATGACACATCACTTCACAGGTAAGTATATCAAACGTGGTGGAATGCTCAGACCTATAAGTTCTGCTGTATCAAAACAGATGGAACTGTATGTCAGCAAGATACCTGAAGGCAGTATAGTAGAGTGTTTCTATGAGATGCAACATGATGACGGTACACTACCACAGCTTGCAAAGCTGCACGTAGTGATCCGCCATCTGGCTACCCATATAGGAGAAACAGTTGAGAACATGAAACTCCTGGTCAAAGACAGAGCCGGTCTCTGTATAGCCAGAGAAGTTGCAGGTAAAGAATATTTCCTGGCTAAAAGCTTTGGGGAGTGCTCTAAAGATGAGCTCTCCCTGGCTATCCAGGCTGCTATGGAAATCGGTGAAGAAGTTAACTTTCTGATTCAGTAGACGACGACTCGTCTAACGACTCAACCACCGCCAGCCCTTTATCCTGAGCTGTTTTTTCTATCACATTGATCAGTGCTGCAAGGAACGCATAGTGTTCTATCCATTCTTCATCAAACTCTTTCTTGATGATCTTATCATAAGCATGCTGGATTTCTTCCTCAGTCTTATCAGCCAGAATGTAAAAAAGAAGTTTCTGAAGGTTCACCAGGGTGCCACCACCTACAGTGATGGGGAACGTACTGTCTGTTTTGATAGCAGTGTAGCTACTCATAGGGTATTATTTGTTACAAATTTAGAGAACTTTTATGACACAAACTGTAGACCTAGAACAAATAAAAGCCAAACTTATAGAACGGCTGAAGCCTTCTGGCTGGGCATCTAAGCTGAAAAGCTTTGTGTATAGCTCCGACTTTGACAAGATCTTGGAGACTTTGTACAATGAGCGGGAAGCCGGTAAACGGTTTACCCCACCTCTAAAGCAAGTGTTCCGGGCTTTTGAAGAATGTCCGGTATCTGACCTGAAGGTCGTCATGATCGGTCAGGATCCCTACCCGCACCTGGGTGTAGCAGATGGTATTGCGTTCTCCTGTGGCAACACAGGTAAACCTCAACCCAGCCTGCAGCAAATGTTTGATGCTATAGAAAACACCGTTTACCAGGGCTTTCCTAGCCATCAGGATCCTGATTTGACCAGGTGGTCCAACCAAGGCGTCCTGATGCTGAATAGAGCTCTGACTTGCCAGGTAGATAAAGTGGGATCCCATTATGACATCTGGCATGACTTCGTGATGTATGTCATAGACATGCTCAGCCTGACCAACTCAGGATTGATCTTCTGCCTGCTGGGTAAGCAAGCCCAGGAACTGGAAGGATCTATATCACAGAGTCACTATATACTCCAGGCAACACATCCAGCGTCAGCTGCGTACAGTAAAACCCAATGGGACTGTAATGATCTGTTTAATGAGGCCAACAAGATCATAGAAAAAAACAATGGGCCTCAGTTTAAAATCACGTGGTAACACACAAAAACAAACCAACCATGGCAGTAGAAAAAGTACAATTGGGTGTAACAGCTATCAAAGAACTATTAGACAACGGTTACACTTGGCTTAAGAAGGATGATCTGGGTTTTGGATCTATTCAGGAAAAGTATCAAGCTTCTGATGTACAGATCATTACTATCAAGAAACATCCTTTATTGAGAGATCTGGAAACCACAGCAAGAATATTTGTAATCATAGATGACACAAAAGATGGGTCCACTTTATACGCCAAAGAACCCGTTCATACCGGGTCAAATGAAGATAATGCCGAACGGTCAGTGCTATCTGTGGCTACACAAACAACAGATCTGGACCCCGTTCAATCGGACGATTCCTTCTCAGCCTTTGCAAACCTCTAACATGAGACCATCTCCAACAGACAGTGCTACCGCATTTCCAAATCTTACTACAAGAATTGGAAATGATGGAAACCTTTGGCAAGTACAAAGTACCTCCAATGGCGTTCAACGGTGGGTAAAAGTGTCTAGTTCACCTATATATCAACCGGTGGTCACACCATCAAAACCAGCAGCATCCGCACCCGCGGCAGTTACACCCACACAAGTTAAACCCGTAAACATGTCACAGACAAGAGTTAAGTCTATTACCCGGAAAGCAAATGAAGTGAGAACCATTGAAACCTCTTTGATCAACAAGGAGGAAGTATTTAAAATGCTGGCTCTTGCAGAGTCAACAGGTCTGCCCTTGTTATTGGTAGGCCAACCAGGTGTGGCCAAGACAAAAACCGTGATTGAGTATGCAAAAGCATGGCTCAACCGTGATGGCAAGATGACCGCAGCAGACTTTGCCAATAAGATATATATTCTCGAGACAGACGAGGGAACCAAAGCCTCTGAGATCAAGGGCATGCCGGATCTTGGTAAGCTCTTTACAGAGAACAAGTATGAACTTTCTGCACCCATTGCAGAAGCTGAGATCGTGGTGATCAACGAGGTAGACAAGGCTAGCTCTGCTATCCGTAATGCCATGTTGGGCGTCATGAACGAGAAGTTCTTGTTCAACGGTAAACACAAGATCCCATGTAAGTGGAAACTCTTTGTAGCTACCTGTAATGAGATTCCTAAAGAAGAAGCAGACTCTCCGTTCTGGGACCGTTTCATGCTGAAGATGACGGTAAACCGTGTATCTGCAGGTGAACTGGTTAAGTACTACAACAAAGGTGCCCGTGACTACAAAGAGAAGTTCCAGATTGGTATCCCTACCAAGAATGAGATCGACTCTTTTGAGGTTCCGGCCAACAAGCTGGAGAAATATCTGGAAGTAGGTTACCAGCACAGCTCAGACCGTACGCTCACGTTTGTACCCAGTCTGACCAAAGCTGTAAGCTATATCTGGGATATCTCTTTAGATAAAGCCATGGTAAAGACCGCCCAGATCATGATCTCCCAAACTGCCGGTTCTGAACTGCAGAACAAGCTGATGAGCCCAGAGGTCAAAGCCGTAATGAGTAAAGTGGAAATGCTCCACAGTTATCATAGCAACGAGCAGCTTGAGCTGGCCGTAGCAGAGATCGAGAGCCTGATCAATACTTACACCTCACGTGGCATCATGGATGTCAGCCAGGTGGAAGAGATCGAGCTGTCCATGCAGTATCTGCTAGCCAACCATCCTGCTCGTAAGGACTACCAGACTTCTGAGGATTTTGACAATATGATGGAAGCCGGTGATGTTCAATCTATGGCTCCTAGCAACCCTTTCTAAAAACAATGGCTGGCTGGAATAATACCCAGTCAGCCATTTTTAAATTAAAAAGCTATGTCCTCAAAAGGCAAACAGTATAAGAATGTATATACCATTCTTGAGAAAGTAAAGAAAGGAGAGATACAGAGCCAGTCTTACTACAAAGACAGAGACGGCTTGTTTGGCAAGATCAACTTCTACCAGAAGAGTGACCTGGTCAAACCGTACATCCACTATATAGATGAGGGTAAGATTGATAGCCTGGTTGATAAAGAACTTCAAAACGTAAAGTCTATACAAGAACACTTTGGTCGCTTTAAAGCTACTTCAGCGTTTGGCAGGCTTCCCGAAGATCAGAAACCAGACATCAATAAGTTTCATGAGAAGCTTAAGGAAAACTATACCAAGATTCCCAAGTCTTTGAAGTATGACATTCACAAGTTATACTATCACAAGATGGATAAACTTGAGTTTAGCGAGCGTGATGACAAAAATGCCACCAGGTTTAAGTTCCTGGAGAAAGCCAACAATCCTGTAGGTAAGATCATGACCGAAGGATCCAACCTGAAATCTGCTGTGTTTACCAAGAACATGATGCTGTATTACCTGATGCAACTAACGCAGATGGAATACGTAGATGCTGAGGCACAAAAGCAGATGATGAATGGTCTGAACGGAAGTGATGACTCTCAGTTTAACCAAGATGATATAGATGACGCCATGAAACAACACATGGAATCCCAGCCATCTAAGAACATGCTGGACAAACTGATGCAGGATGCCCAGGATACCTGTAAGATGATGGATGAACACATTGATCAGGATATCCAGGAAAAGATGTTTGAGCAGGCCAACAAAGACTGTGGTGACACAGCAGGTAAATTGTCTCCTGATTACATGCGTCAGATCGTAGCCAAACTAGAATCAGTTAAGCTGTCTATGGGTAGTCTGAAAGAAAAGATCAAGCAGCTCCTGGATAAAAGTGCCAGTTACTTTTCTTCCCGTAAGATCATCAAGTATGAGGATCTGTTCAATGCCCAGGATGTATCCGGGTTGGAAGACTATGAACTGTTGCACCCAAGGCTTCGTAAGATCTTTGCAGAAGACATACAGATCAAAGATACCAAGTCCGTCGGTAAGGTGGACGTATATGTAGACGTATCCGGTTCTATGAGCAGCGGTTGTGGAGTAAAAAATGCTCAAGGCAGTCAGATTTCCAAGATCGACTTTGCCAAGAGTATGATTGCCAAGCTCAAAGAGATGGACATGCTTAATGATGTCTATTTGTTTAACACCCGTGTAAAAAAATATCGTAATGATATGATGTCTATTGCAATGATTGACTGTGATGGTGGTACAACTATCAATGAAGCAGTACGTTCTATTGTAAACAATGATATCAACGCCCTGGTGATTACAGATGCAGAAGACTCCTGTTCTATCTATTCAGATAAAGCATTCTTCATTGGTGTAGAAGGATCAAGGTTCAATAGCTTTAGTTCTCATGTCATTCAACAGTATTCTAACAAGAATCAAGTAGTTGTATTTGACGGACATAAGATACAAAAAGTTGATATGTACGGTGTAGCAATGAGGTAGTAACCATATAGTAACCTAATAACTGCTGAAATTAATACTTGACAAGCATTCTACTTTGAGCAATAACTTTAGCAGCAAATTAGAACACAATATGGCACGACCTAAGAAAGTAATACCTAAAAAGGTGACAGCTACAGTAAAAAGAAAGAAACCAGCTACTATTTTAGATGACACTCCATTAAAAGACAGAACCTACATCTATAACGTAGAAGAAGGAGTGATTATGGCTGGTGTGAGAAACAGCTCTACAGACATTAAGTTTCCCTTTGCTCTGATGAAACCAGGTGATAGTTTTCTGATACCGTCTAAAGATCCAGTGTGTAAACAACCTAATTCCTTACACTATGCAGCTAAACAGTTTGCCAGGTACAAACCCGGTTTTGCTGTAACATCTCGCTTACAACTTGATGGAGCACGTAGGGTTTGGAGGCTCAAATAGTAAGCAACGGTTATTAATAAAGAAGCCGGTGGATTCTTCCATCGGCTCTTTTTTATTTACCCTGACCCCTGTACTTAGATACAGGTTTGTCCTTGGGTCCCCGTCTCTTGGTAGCCAGTCCTTTACGACGCTTACCAAAATTGATTTTACGGCTTTCACCGCCTTTACCTTTTGCCATGGTGTTTATTTTTTAGTTGAGTTAATGCCGTCTTCATATGCCCTGTATTCTTCCAGGTCATCAATGCGTTGTTCTTGCTCTTCTAACCAGTCTTTTTTACGCTCGTCTTTTTCTATGATCTGCTGGATCTTGGTAGATGTATCCTTTTTCAGTTCTTCTATTTCAGCTCTCATGAGCCTGAACTCAGAGACAACACCGCCTGCAACAAAAGACACCGTAAGTACACCCACGATGATGCTCCAGTTGTTAGACAGGAAAGAAGACATCTTAGAGTTTTCCATTAGACGTAGGGTTTATACAGTGTTTTACCACCAACTTTTACTGCTTTCAGGATCTGTTTGCGTTGTTTACCGGTAGACTCGTATGACACGTGCACCCAGTCAGGGTTTTTATCTGTACCAAATTCCCAGATGAGCTGGTCAAAGTTGAGCTCGTCCTTGATGTAGTTGAATACATCAGCGTTAGAAATGGTACCTGCTCCGTCCATGTCGATGTCAATGGCTTCACCCTGGCAATGCTGGGATGTCAAACTTCCGCCAATAGCAGTGTTCAGATCCTTGCTCCTGTACCCAGAAGAGATCAGGATAGGCACTTTAAAATGCTCACGGATGGGTTCAAAGATGTTTAGAGCTAACTTCTTAAAGTTCTCAATGTGTTCAGGAGTGGGTTGGTTAGAAATGCCTTTGCGTTTAGCAGAGTCAGATCTGGTCACTTCAGCAAGGGAAAGGTGTTTAGAGAGTTGCATAGGTTATAGGATTATACTGAGTAGAACAAGTAGGAAGAACATTCCGTAATACATGACGTATCCGTAGCGTTTCTGAATGTTGTAGGATAGTCTGTCTATAATAGATGTAGTGGTAGCAGAGATATAGTCAAACCTCAGACCTCTAAAAATGTTAAGTGCTGTGTCAAAGACAATTCTGCGTAATGACAGCAGTCCGATCACAAAGAACCACTCTTTAGTATAAAAATATACTGGGATAAGTATAAGAACATGTACAAGACCATTGATGCCATGGTATATCCTGCGGCCATCAAAGATCCTCCAGGCATCATGTTTAGCATGCAGGATGTTTAAACCTGCATATATCAGTGCTATGATAAGTTTAAGCAAGATCATGCAAGAAGTTTATGATACTCTTTGAAATGTTTAATCCGATCAGGCAGACCAATGGTCCCACCGTTGACACGCTTAGTGATAGCCGTTACATCGGCATCAGTGGCACCTTTATCTGAAAGTGTATTCAGGCCGTTCTTACTCCAGAACCATGCTGCAGATAACAAGGGATATTTAGTAGCAACCAGATCAGGACTAGCCAGGATGTCTTCAGGAACCGTAGCGTCAAAAGCTTTGTAGTTATCTTTACCAGTGAGCTGGATGTATCCACGACCACGAAACTTGTAGCCTTCTTTAGAAGCTTCATCACCATTACCCATGCGGTTACCATATACTTTAGAAGCAATCTTTTCCGGCTGACGCTCATACGCCTTAGCTAAAGCTTCTGTAGGAAAGTATTTCTTAAATATGGTCATCAGACCCTTAGCTCCGTAGTTCAGGTTCTCTTGAGTAAGTTTAAACCCACCAGATTCATGGCCACATTGTGCCAGAAAGTGTGCAAGTCTTAACGGTGTGTTTACCTGGAACTTTTCCATGACACCAGGGATTTGTGCAATGACAGTGTCAGGGACATGTCCCTTCAGTGCATCTAACTTCATAGGATATAGGATTTATAAATGGGCAAAGAGCACGACCATTACCATGAGGACAAAGGAGAACCCCATGTAATGTCTTCTATCAGATTTCCACCGCTGTTCTTTGTCCAGGTAGATCTTCTTGTTTTCTGTATACCAATGCTGAAAAGTATCAGCCTGGTTCTTATACTGCAAGGCTTTACGGTACTCCATGTCAAAGCTGGCCTTAATACTGTCTTTGTCCAGCTTTAGTTTTTTGATGCTGTCCTCCAACACCACAAACTTTTGGTTGATCTGCTTACCTTGTTCAAGGGTAATGATCACCACAGAGTCCTTACCGATCTTCTTAACCGCCGGATATTGGGCTAAGGTTGAAAGGCTGAGTATTATCATTAGACTCAACAGAGTCCAGTGCTTTCTTAGTTTCATTGAGTTCTTGTTTGAGTTGTTTGACCTCTGCCTTTAAAGCACTGATCGTACTGGCTGCCTTGTTTACGATCTGCGTGGTTTGCTGATCAGCCTGCATGGCCTGCTTTACAGCGTCTGCTTGAACCTTCTTACTGTCTAATAACAGTTTTTGGAACGCCTGCTCTTTAGCAAGGTCCTCGTTTGTGTTTTGGCCACTCACGTTGCAAGCTAACAGTAACACTATGAGGATGGCTACTCTCATTGGATCTTCTGGAGTTTATTGACCATGTCAGATTTAGCACCAGCTGCTGCTTTTTCCAGCAATACATTACGCAGCTCTATCTGGAGCGTGTCGTTTTTACCTTCTAACTTATCTACGCGGACCTCTTGCTTTACTGCATTGTTCTCAAACACACCTTTTACGTCAATGTACAGGTATCCAATACCAGTCAGAGCCAGAAATAGTGTGGCTACAATAGGGTTCTTCACGAATTCTTTGTACGATACCGGCATCTTGAATGCTCCGGTAGCTTTCTCTACGATTGATGCAGGCTTAGCGGGTGACTTACGGGCAGCAGGCTTCTTAGCTGCTGGTTTTTTAGCAGGTATTGCCATAGTCATACAGTGTTTATATAGGTTAGAATAACTTCCAGTAAAGGCTGACGCCTACCTGGGGTTTAAACTCTTGATTGATACCCCCAGTGACGCCTAGAATGCGTTCTTTCCTGGTCTTATAGAGTATACCAGCATTAATGCTCTGCATCTGGGTCTGGGACCCTGTAATACCACCACCGATGTACAGCTGACGCTTAGGTGGCAGGGTCTTAGTGATTGTGACGGTTTCCTTGACAGTGGGCAGGATAAAGTCTGCAGTCCAGCTGCGTCCCAATAGTTTATTATTCTTGACGGTGTCTTTAACAATGAATAGTCCCCTGATGGCAGGAACCCTTAATGTATCCTCGTAGATGTTCTTAGCCAGGAAATCCTTAGCCAGTTCATTATACTGGACAAGCAGACTGTCATACATCGGACTGGGTAAATACTCAGGAGGCATGGTGTCATGGATGGTCTCTTTTACAGTGAGTTTCTTATAGATCGTAGTGTCATGTTTTTCCCAAACAGTATCTACAACTCTTACTGTATCTACTTTACCGCCAGTACCTGATCCGCCATTACATCCGCCTATCTCACGCAGGATCAGAATAGCTATCAGAGCCAGAATTATTATTGTTCCTAGGTGTTTCATCAGGTTTCTTTTTAGAGAATTTGTCCAGGGTATCTCCTGCGACCATGGCCACCAGGGTAATAGCAGTCCACTCTACCAAAGAGTCAGAAGGCTTGATATCACCATGGGTAAAACTGTTGGCCAGAAGCGTTCCGCCCAGGCACAGTGCTAAAAAAAGCCCGATAACGGGTTTCATAGAGGTAGATCCTCTCTCATCTTTAAAAAGGTCCAAGACCCATTGTTTAAAAGTCATACAGTGTTATTTATGATTTTATAAGTCTTCTGATGTCTTCTTCCCTCACCAGGAACAAGTCATAATTAGGTCTTGCAACAGGTGTAACAGGGATCTTAATTGGTGAGCTTGTATTCAGTGCACCGAACACCTGTCTTTCCAGGTTGTCAATGCGGGTCTTGTCTATATTAGACTGAGCCAGTAGGGTTTTGACGTCTTGTTTGACGAGTTCCAAGTCATTCTTGATCTCGTTCAACGTGTTGACGATAAACCATCCCACTATAGATACCAGTACAGGAAATGCCCAGATTTTTATCTTGTCCATGGTGACCCTTAGCATTTTAAAGAGTTAGGCTTTTTTAAACTCGTACACTAGTCCTGAAGGCTTTTCAAAGCTGATGATCAGGGAGTTAGGGATGATGTTACCCACTGCGTCTTTACGTACAAAGTAGCGTAGACCAATAGGATGGGTCTTTGTAGAGACCACATCAGATGCAGGAATTGCAATGACGTTGCTAACTGCAGGAACAGAACCCTCCACACTCATCATAGTGCCTGGGATGGGGTAACCATTACCGTCTTTTTGTGCATAAAAATTAGACATGGTAGAAATAGTTTTACCTAGTAAATATTAAAGATGTAGAACTTTCATAGCCTCTACAATATAATATACAAAATCTTGTAGACTTTACTTACATTTGTAGAATAAATATCCCAAGTTTATGACCGAGACATACAACTATGCAGTTAAGCTGGAGCGACGATTAATCGAGGAGTTCAAACAGAAGTTTGAAGAAAAACTGGGTTATGTTCCCATTGTAGTAACCAAGATCTCAAGTCACGGAGGAACTGACTTGCCGATCATGAGCCTGGACCAACTGTCCAGGTATTTTGAACAGTTTCTTCCGGTGGCATTTGGAGATCCAATAAGCCTCAAGTCCCACTCCCGTAAAAGAGAGCTGGTAGAGCTGCGTAACATCTTTTGTGCCATAGCCCGCATGATGCGGTTTACCTGTGTCAGCATTGGAGATTACCTTGGCGGACGTGACCATACCACGGTGCTGCACAACGTATCCACCTTCAACAACCTGGTAGAAACCTCTGAGTCCTTCAGAGAGCGGTACTACCAAATTCTAAACCACATAAAAAAAAGCTATGAATCATCAGCTCTGGTTGAATTTGATCAAACACAATGTGAGCCCCAACTTGCTTTATTTCCTTGATTGCTGCCGCGGTAAGATCAAGCCCACAACTATTGTTAACCCAGATGCAGAGCGTACCATAGCCCATTCCAGAGGTTATCTTGACGACAATGGAGTACTCACCGCACAAGCCCTCGTGGTGTTGGAAGAGTTTGAAACTTTCCTGGTTAAGACCAAGAAAAAAGTAACAACAGAAGTCCTTGGAGACAACTTCTTGGACCATATTCACACTTATAGAATGCTGTTTCCACCAGGTACCTTACCTACAGGAGCAGTAGCCCGTTCCACCACACAGGAGATCAAGGACAAATTCGTATGGTTCTTTAAAAAGTACCCCGAGTTCACCTGGGATATCGTGCTGGAAGCTACCAACTATTACATGTACAAGAAGAACACACCTGAGCATAAGAAGTACATGATGAACGCTTCTGCTTTTATACAGAAAACGGACACTATTAGTAAGACTGTAAAGTCTACCCTGGCGGAATTCTGCCAGATGATCGCAGATGACCCAGACGTCATCTTCCGAGAACAATCATAACCCATTGACTATGTCATCAGTTGAAAAGGTAGTCAACAGACTACTGATCAGCCTGGTATTTACTGCCCTTAACTGGGTGGTAGTAGACTTTTTTATTGTAGATGTTTCCTTCTGGAGGTATCTAATTATAGAACTTTTCTTGGTTGTTTCCTTGAAGTTCTATACATTTACAACCCGTAAAATGAACCTGTAATGGAAGCTGTACAAGATCACGAAGTAAAAATTAGAGAGTTATTTAGCCAGCTAACAGCTGAAATCCCAGGAACTGTAGGGTTTCGGGCCATCAATGCAGAAGGTTTTAAAATGGCCATAGAGATAATGATGAATGAAGCTTTTTACTTGGGTCAGATGGATGCTGTAGAGGCTAGTGAGTCTGTGTTTTCACAAGTATTTTCTCACACATTATGAGTACTACACCACAGAACCCTTTTGGTGCTAAAGACTACTCTGAAGTCCTCATTGAGGGTCTCAAGTATATAGATGACCGCAGAACAGGCAGGGTAAAGTCTTTTAAGACTCCCTGGACCGGCCTGAATTATGCCGGTATTGGTGGTCTGGAATGGGGTTCTATGTTAACCATTGGAGCCAGACCAGGGTCAGGTAAGACCATGATAGTTTCCCAGATACTCAGGGAGTCACGTCTTCACAATCCGGACCAGGATTTTTCTATCCTGGAGTTCCAGTTTGAGATGGGTGACAAGCAGTATGCCGCCAGACAGTTTGCAGCAGAAGTAGCTAAAGACTATAACCATGTCTTAAGTTCCTACCAGCAGCTGGATGATTTTACCTATCAGCAAATGCAGCGTTACCTGGCAGATACCCAGGCACTGGAAAGAGTCGGTGTGAAACGCAAGCTGATCAAAAAACCCTTGACTGTACCGGATATTGAGAAAGCCATCCGTTACTACCACAAGGCAATGGGAACCAAGCACATGATCGTCACCATTGATCACTCTTGGCTGATCAAGAAGGGAAGTGGTGATAAGGACAAGTTTGATGTTCTGTACAATACAGCAGAGATGCTGATGCAGATCAAGAACGAGATTCCGGTCATTGTCTTGATGATCACACAGATGAACCGCACCATGGAAGAAGCATCAAGGGTCAATCCTGGTATCATAGGAAACTATCCTACCAGTTCAGACATCTTTGGTGGTGATGCCCTGATGCAGAGCTCAGACATGGTCATTGCCCTGAACAGGCCGCACAAGGCAAACATCAACATCTACGGTCCCAAGAAGTACATCACACACAAGGATCAGATCTACATGCATCTTCTGAAGGTGCGTAACGGTGGAGACGATAACAACGTGTTGTTTATGAACGCTGAGTTCAACAAACAAAGAATGCTGGAAACCTTAGAACCGCAAACAGCATCCACATCTAACGGCTATACACCTCTGAACCCAGGGCGTGTACAAGGCGGAGGAAACGGCAGAACCCGGTCCGTGTCAGCAGACGTCGGATCAGAATTATAACCAAAAAACCCATACACATGTCCCACGTAAACATTTTACCGCAAGACGCTATAGACAAGTATGGCAATCCCAAAGAGTGGAAGAAGATGAAGCTTGATCAGATCCGTGACTATCACGCTCCCCTGATCCGTGCTTTTAGTGTCTCTCCACTGGACTTCAACATGAAAATGCCTTTTTATGATCGTCATGGACGGTACGTAGTAGGCATCTTTGGATCGGAATTCAAGAAAGACAAAGGGTTTTTCTTTGAGCTGGTCACCCGGGATCTTGATCCCCTGGAGTCTGAGCGTAAAGTATACCGGATTGCCCGTAATGACAACCATGAAGAAGAGTACGAGATGAACGAGAAAGGTTCATTCCTGGTACCAGTAGATGAACTACGTGTAGTGAATCCTTCTTCTTCTGTTCCTGTAGAAAAGAAACCAGAGCCTGTTCAGCCAGCTCCGGTATTTAACTCCAAGCCCGCTGCACCTGTTGAAACAGACCTGCCTTATTCCGAGATGACCATCCGGGATTTCATGGCCATTCACACAGGAAAGCCAGTCAGCTTGAAGCCATGGCTGAACGATCTTTTAAATCACACTTTACCATTCTAACTATGGCACAAGGAATCCTTGTAATTGCAGAATCCGGTGCAGGAAAATCTACCGCTATAGAGAACCTGGATCCGGCAGAAACGTTCATCATTAATGTAGCTAACAAACCTCTTCCTTTCAAAGGCTGGAAAAAGAAGTACACGATCTGGAGTAAGGACAACCCTACTGGCAACATGTACTATGGCAACTCTCCTCAGAACATTGAGGCATGTATCAAGTATGTATCAGAGAAACGCAAGGAGATCAAAAATCTGATCATTGATGATTTCCAGTACATGAGTGCCTTTGAGTTCTTTGATCGTGTAGATGAGAAGGGCTATGAGAAGTTCACCCAGATCGGTGCACACCTAGCACGTATTGCCCGGATGCCCAAAGACCTGAGAGAAGAACTCATGGTGTTTTATCTCACCCATGCAGAAGAGTCAACAGACATGGAAGGCAAGAAGAAGTTCAAGGCCAAGACTATCGGTAAAATGGTAGACGAGAAACTGACTTTAGAAGGACTGTTCTCTATTGTGTTGTTCGGCAAGGTCAAGAAAAACAAGGACGGAGACATCCGCCATGTTTTTGAAACCAAGAACAACGGTGAGAACACCTGTAAAGCTCCTAAGGACATGTTTGCCGACCTGGAGATTACAAATGATCTGGCTGTTGTAAGACAAGCCATACTTGATTATGAAAACTAAGCCTCACTCTTTTTAATTTTAAAACAACAAGCCATGTTCAGTACTAAAGGACAAGAAGTAAAAACCGGTGGAACTTCCAAATCATTCCAACCAGGTGTAGTGTATGCCCACATTTTTGCGGGACAAGTAAGAACCTCCAAGAACGGAGACAAGAAAAGCCTGGAGCTTACCCTTGAGGGACCAGCCATTCCTCACTTTGAAGGTTGGACTATAGACAAGAACGATCCTGAAGGACCCAAGTTCCAGGGATTGTCAGCCAGGGTAACAGCTACCATCTGGACAGACCAGCATGCAGAAACCAACGCCACCAAGAACGAGATCATGTACAAGATCATTGTGATCGCACAAGAACTCGGACTGCGTGACGCTGTAGATAATATCTCAGCTTCTTCTCTGGAAGACTGGGTTAACCAAGCCATTGGTATCCTTGCCGGCAATGACATGTATTTCTTCCTGAACGGTAAGGAAGAGGAGTATAACGGTAAGACCATCGTAAAGCTCTCTTTCCCACGTTACAAGTTCTGTTCTGTTGACGAGTCCAGGTTGGACAAGTTTGACAAGAACAACAAGTACCATTTCCGTGCACTGGAAACAAAGCCTGTCGTAAGCTTTGAGCCGGTGAACGATGACTTTGACATGTAATCTTTCCTTTTATGCATATACCGGGGGAGGTTTTTACTTCCCCCTCTTTTTTTAAACATCCACCTATGTTTACAACAAAGAATTTGGTACATGACATCAAGGATGTTCCCGTACCCTGGATATTTGAACACTTCTGTAAGCTTAAGGAAAAGTTGAACGGCCATGATGTAAAGATCAAGAGCATGTTCAATGCCAAGGAGCGTACGCCCTCTATGTGCATCTACTTTGATGCCAATAAAGACGGCTACCGGTACAAGGATTTCTCAAGCGGCAAAGGTGGTTCAGCTATAGACCTCGTCAAGGAGCTTACCCAGCTGCCTTATCATAAAACCTGCACTTTAGTAGTAGAAAAATATAATGACTATGTCTTACACAATAACGGTGGATACGATGTTGCGGAATTTAAGCAAGCAAGTAAGTATAAGGTATCGCAGTACGTGTTCCGATCCTGGAACACTTCTGACCAATACTACTGGACTCAATATAACATCGGTTCTAGACTCCTGGACGAGTACTGTGTCAGACCCCTGGAATATTACGTTCTATCTAAAGAGGTGGTAGATGAAGATCCCATTGAACTGACCATCCGCAGTAATTATCTGTATGGTTATTTCAAGAAGGACGGTACCCTGTACAAGATCTATCAGCCCAAAACCCTGGACAAGAAGTTCATTAAGGTGGCAGATTATATCCAGGGATCAGAGCAGGTAAAAAATCAGAAGTTTCTGATCATTACCAGCTCCCTGAAAGACACCATGGCTCTTAAAAGTCTCAAGTTAGCCGTGGACATCATTGCCCCGGACTCTGAGAATTCCGTCATTCGTAAAGAGACCATGCAGCAGTACCTGCAGTCTTATCAAAAGGTGCTTATCCTGTTTGATTATGACGAACCTGGTATGAAAGCAGCGGCCCGGTACCAGGAACTCTATCCTGAAGTGATCCCGGTCACCCTGGTCATGAGTAAAGACCCTTCTGACTCTATCAAGGAACACGGGGCCAAGAAAGTATTCCACACTTTAGTGCCACTGTTGAACAAAAAATTGGACAACTCCTGAGCTCTACAGTATATTTGTAGACCTTAATCTACAAAATGCCCAGGAAGACTACAACCCCTAAGAAACCCAGAGTTCCCAAGACACGTAATGCAGGCACCATGACCGAGAGTGCCTTCTGGAGTTTCATCCGTTCTGCCCTTAGACAGAAGTCCCGCTGGTGGAAACCGATCACCCAAGCAAAAATGCAGGCACGCAGACCTTACAAGGGTCCAAACAAGCGTCAGAAGTTTGAATACCTCTGTGCTGTTTGTAATAAGTATCACCCGGAAAAGAAGATCAACGTAGACCACATGATCCCGGCAGGTTCCCTGAACTGTGCCAACGATCTGCCTGGTTTTGTAGAACGTCTTTTCTGTGAGCAGGGCAACTTACAAGTTCTCTGTGAGAGCTGCCATGACATTAAAACTCAGCAAGAAAAATCAAGTAAACATTTATGACTATCTATTTAATCAAGTGGATTACTAGGGCCGACAACATGCCCTATCAACACGCTTGTAGCAGCTTCAGTGCTGCTCAGAAAAAAGTACGTGAACTGTCCAGTGACCCTAATGTATGGTTGATCAGGGCAGAAGAAGATGGCCTTGTACATGTAGTTAAGCCTAATACACAGGCGGATGTTATTAACCTTATAAACTCCCTGTAATGGAATACCTACCATTTGAGATTACAGAGTATAACGACTTAAGAAATGACATGAAAGTCATCATGAACTCTGACTCTGGTACAGTCTGGGTTCGTATAGGAAAACTTGACATAGAAATCAAACAGACTGATGACGGTCAAGGTGTAATCATCCAAGCTCTTGATGCAGAACTCTGTGAGCAAAACCTTGGAGCTATGCAGATACTGTACGATGACATTGAAGAGTTACCTCTTAATGAAGATGGCACTCACCCCTTAAAGCCCTGATCTATGCCAGAGTTACACGAGACCATCATGGGTCGAAGACTTATAGAGCATACACTACCAGAGATAGCTAAGCAACTGGAAAGAGTTGCCAACGCACTGGAAAACAATAACGTAGAACGAGTCAGGCTCAAAGAAAGATACAAGACCCTTTCTGAGCTGGACGCAGATCCGAGTAGCACTCACCAAATGAACCGCAAAGTTCTGGCTGAGATGAGATTAACACTGGAAAAACTTAAAAAGTAGATGACTATGCTAGACCCATTGTTTTCAGTAGAAGCTATAGACGCTGCTGTGGATTATCAACAGAGATATGATGAAGCCATGCATGATGATGCTGATTTCTATATCCACGAGCTGGACAAAGCCAATAAGAAAGTAGATCAGCTCTATGGGTTTATTGAATTTTTAGAGGCTCTGACTATGGACCGCATGACCTCTACTCGTATCCGCACATTCTTAGAAAAAGAAGGTATATGGGAATCACCACAGAAGAACTGATACAGAAGTATCCCAAGATCTTCCAGGACTACGAAGGTAATCCTGGACAGTGTAATTGGCAAGATGCACCCACAGGTTGGCTATCTATTATAGACAAGTTATGTGGGTCTATACAAAACTATATAGATAAGACAACACGGTACAGCAAGCATGGACCGCTCACTCCTGAGCAGGTCACTTGTGTACAGATGAAAGAGAAGTTCGGAGGACTAAGGTTTTATACCAATGGTCACGACGACATTGTAGAAGGTATGATCAGCATGGCTGAACATATGTGTAATTACACCTGCCAGGAATGCGGATCAGAACAAGACCTGGGAGTAACATCCGGCTGGGTTTCTGTTCTCTGCAGAAGTTGTGCTATTGCTAATGGTGACCGGGCTATGAACGCCTGGACATCTAAAATCAAAACCCCATGATTGATACGCATTTTGAAGACCTGATGGAAGAGTCGGTCAAGCATTTAGAGACTGACTTTTATAAAAAGAAGTTCTATTTCAGTTACAGCAGTTTAAACAAACTGTTGTGGAATCCTGCTGTCTTTCACCAGATGTATATCCTGGGTATGAAAGAAGAAAGGCTTGATGCTCACCTGGTACAGGGTAAAGCTATCCATGCTTTGCTTTTAGAGGAAGAGAAGTTCAATGAGATCTTTATGATCTCCCCAGCTAATCTGCCTACCGGTAACCTACGTACTGTGCTGGATAGAGTATTCTATCACCACAACCAGTTGGTTAAGCAGGGTGATGACCGTCAAAAGTTGGACGAGTACCCGGACACTGTGATTGATGTCATGAAAGAGATGAACTATCACCAGAGTCTGAAGACCGATCAGCAGCGTCTTGATAAGGTCCTCACTACAGAAGCATATAACTACTGGAATTTTCTAAAGATGAAGGGTAACAAAACCCTGATCGACCAGGAGACTTATGATTACTGTAAGAACGCCGTGGACATGATCAAGACCAACCAGGATCTCTGTAAACTGATCTGCTGCAACTCTACTGACTTTGACAACAAAGAAGTTTTGAACGAGCATGCATTCCAGCTGGACATTACCGGTAAGATCTATGGGCTCAAAGGCATCATAGATAACCTGGTGATTGACCATGATGCCAGGACCATCTTTGTCAATGACATCAAGACCACAGCTAAAGACCTGAAAGACTTCCCTGAAACCGTAGAATACTATTCTTATTGGTTACAGGCCGTAGTCTACTTGTCTGCAGTAAGTATACAATATGCTGACCTGGTCGGAGCAGGATACCAGCTGAAGTTCCACTTTGTAGTTATAGACAGAGCTTTCCAGGCTTATGCGTTTCCGGTGACAGAAGGGACAATGGATAAGTGGCTGGACAAGTTCAAAGAAGTTATAGAGATAGCAGACTGGCATTACACAAACCGGAGCTATGATCTTCCTTATCAGTTTGCTAAGGGATTAATGGCTCTATAAGTATTATCATAATGATTGACAGCTTATATACCAAGTACTTTCAGAAATCCAGGTCATTTCTCTATCCCGCAATGGGTATAAAGCGTACAGCTCATCATTCACCTTCCGGTACCTACATAGCTCTTGACGGGCTGGTAGGTCCGGAAGAAATGAAACTGATCTGCAGCTTTCGGGAAGACCTGTCCGAAGGGTTTAAAAGTTTTGAAGAGCAGATGCTGATCTCCAATCCGCTGTACTTCAGCACCGTGCATATACAAGAGTACAACCTGTACCTGTTTGACTTTTCAGGATACCAGAACGACTGGTTCAATTTCATCATGGGTAAGTATTCCAAGCTCTCCAATCCATTACGCAAAGCTGTAAAGCTTTTCTATGGAGAAAGTAGTGTAGAGTACAAGTACATGGAGTCATTCATGCAACCAGAGAAGTACTACGATGTATATGCTAAACTGCTGAACGTCAGTGTAGACATGTTAAAACAAGTAGGAGAACTCTGTGATCCCTGTGATCTGGAGAAAGAAACCTTGAAAATTCCTGTAGAAGTTTTGGAGAACTTGAAGAAAGTTCTTTAATTTGTAGACTTAATTATACAAACCATGAATAAATCAATGATGTTAGTAACCGGAGCATGGGAGCAGAAACGCACTTTCAAGCTTATTCCGGTTACCCCTGAAAGTCCTTATAACGAAGGTATCTATGACTTGGACGCTAAAGTACTTGCTCTGATTGGCAAGGAAAAGAAGCAGAGCATGCACATGGTGCCTAAGATAGATGACTTTGGAGACTTTAAACCCATGAAGATCGGACGCCGTACCAATGGTAAAGAATACCAAGAAGAGCGTAAGACTATAGAGACGTACTACGAGTACTATCTGGATAACGCAGATGAAGTTAAAAATCTGATCAACATGTTGGCTATCAACGCAGACACTTTTGATTACAATCAGTACATCAATGCAGCTCCTGTAAAAACAGAAGCAGCGTCAAGTCTGATCACCATCTAACTACACCCTGTGATTTTCTAATAAGAAGGCAGTTTATCTGCCTTTTTTTTAGCCTATAACAGAAAAGGGGGGACAGCTGAACTGAACAACGTACACTATGCAACAAGCTACACATTGGGTAATGGACTACGAGACGATTGTCAACTGTTTCGTGGCAGTCTTTCAACACTACAAAGACGAGTACGTCAGGAAGATCTTCGTGGTCAACAAAGACCAGAATGACTTTCCTGAGTTTGTAAAGTTTCTAAACGAGTGCAAGACTCAAAAGCAGTGGCACATCTCTTACAACGGACTGGAATTTGACTCTCAGATCACAGAACATGTGATCCGTAAGCACGGCAGCATGTCCAGGTTACCAGGAGAAGAGATTGCCGGTAAGCTTTATGCGTATGCCCAGGACATCATCTCCCGTAAAGACAGGGGAGAGTTTGTGGAATATCCACCTTTCAAGCTTTCTATCAGGCAGATTGATCTATTCAAGCTGAACCACTGGGACAACAGGGCTAAGATGAGTTCTCTAAAGTGGATTCAATATGCCATGGACTGGGACAACGTAGAAGAGATGCCGCATCATCATACTAAACCCGTGACAGATGCTAATACGTTGCAAGATGTAATAACCTATTGCATCAATGACGTACTCTCTACCCAGCAGATCCTGGAACACAGTAAAGAACAGATCAAGCTCAGGCAGGTCCTGACAAAAGAATATGACATAGATCTCTATTCAGCGTCAGAGCCAAGGATATCTAAAGAACTCTTCCTGTATTTTCTGCAGAAGAAGACCGGCATAGAAAAAGCAGAACTCAAACGGATGCGTACTCCGCATACACACATTGTGCTTGGAGATGTCATATTACCCTATGTCCAGTTCCAAACCCCGGAGTTTCAAAAGACCCTGGATTTTTTCCGTAAGACAGTCATCACTTCTACCAAAGACGGCTTTAAGTTTCGTCTGGACTACAAGGGTGTGAAGACAGACTACGGACTGGGTGGCATTCATGGTGCAACAGCAGCTGGTGTATATGAGGCTCAACCTGGTTGGACCATACTCACCTCTGACGTAACCAGTTTTTATCCGAACCTGGCCATTAAAAATGGCTTTCATCCCGGTCATCTGCCTAAGAAAGAGTTCCTGGACCTGTACGAGTGGTTCTTTGAGGAACGTAAGAAGATCCCAAAGTCTGATCCCAAGAACTACGTGTACAAGATTATCCTGAACTCAACCTATGGTCTCACCGGTGACGAGAACTCGTTTCTCTATGATCCCAGGATGACCATGCAGATCACGGTGAACGGTCAGCTCCTGCTGTCCATGCTGTATGAGATGCTGTCCCTGGCCATACCAGAAGGAATCCCACTGATGCAGAACACGGACGGCCTGGAAATGATGATCCCCAATAGCCAGGTAGAAACCTACATGAAGGTTTGTTCCCAGTGGGAAAAGCTGACCCAGTTATCCCTGGAGCATGACGAGTACCAAAAGATGATCATCCGGGATGTCAATAACTACATAGCCATCTTTACAGAACGTAAAGCAAAGGCAGACCCTAAAGAAGGTCTGAGTGCTGAGCAGGTCTGGAAGAAACTGCAGAAGAATATCTCTTACAAGTTCAGGCAATCAGGTGACGATTATTACTACACCCCGGTCAAGTGCAAAGGTGCTTTTGAATGGGAAGACCTTTATAAAAAGAAGGTAGCTACCCTTCACAAGAACAAGAGTTTCCTCATTATACCCAAAGCCATCCATGCTTATTTTGTCAACGGCATACATCCTGATGTCTTTGTTGAATGTAACAAAGAGGTCATGGACTATTGTGCCGGTGTCAAATCCAAGGGTGCCTGGTATTATGAAGAACGGTATGTAGACATGGGAACCCTGAAGGTCAACAAGCTTCAGAAGATCGTACGATATTATGTATCCAACAATCGCGGTAAGATCGTCAAGTGTCATCCCGACGGACGGGAGATACAGGTAGAATCTGGCAGCTGGCTACAAACCGTAGTCAACCAAATAGATCCTGCCGTACCTATAGAGAACTACGATATCAACTACAGTTACTATCTGGATGAGATCAACAAACAGATAGAGGGCATAGAGATATACAAGCCCAAAGCATTTACACAATTATTACTTTTTTAAAACCAAACGTATGCCTGTTAAAACAGCATTGGTATCTGAGGCTCACGTACGTAACGTGGAGCTGCCTCAGCACGGAAAGTCCTACACCGTAATTCCTCATGGTCACGCTATTGACGAGACCAAGAAGGCTTTTCTTTCTGCTGGCTTCAGCCTGAGGTCTGAGCAGTACAAGACTACCCTGGACGGCCAAGTGGCCCAGGGCATTTATCATTTAGAGTATGGCAACGACCCGGATATGGGACTGATGTTTGCCTGGTCCAACTCTTACAACAAGAGCATGAAGTTCAAGTGTGCCATTGGCGGACACGTGTTTGTATGTATGAACGGCGTGGTACGTGGTGACATGTCCAGCTTTGTTCGTAAGCATACAGGCTCTGCCCTCTATGAAGCTTCTTTAAAGATTGATGACCAGATCAAAAATGCCAAGCAGTATTTTGACACCCTGGTCCAAGACAAAGAGATCCTGAAGAACGTAGTACTGACTCCCCGGGAGAAAGGTACGATCCTCGGACTCTTGTTTGCTGAGCAGGAGATCCTGACCCTCACACAGGTGGGTATTGTAAAACGTGAGATGGACAAACCTTCTTACAATTACAACTGTGACCCCAACTCTGCCTGGGCCATGTACAACCATGTCACCTATGCACTGAAGGAGTCTCACCCAAACACCTACCTGAGTGACCACGAGGCCCTGCATCATTTCTTTATCAACCAATACGGTCAGTTGCAGACGCCGTCTAAGCTTGTAGACCACATGGATCAGATTGAGTTTACGGAAGAAGCCAGGGTCTTAAGCAGCTACGAGGAAGAGCCAGAGTTTGAGCTGGAGTCCGCAGGAGCTTTTGGAGTAACATTTCTATAATCATTACGGGAGCAGGTCTACACAGATCTGCTCCCTTTTATTTCTGTATGGTATGTCGGAATTGAAGAAAGAAACAGTTGGGGAATTGGTTACAAACCTCATGCAGCATTTGAAATGCATAGAAATCAGACTAGAGTATGCCAGGGCAAGTACTTCTCAGAAACAGAAGTATGCCATTAATAACGCAGTAACTAAGGCCAGGTCAGCCATCAACCACATCTGTGACCTGTTAGGTGACAGTGACCAGGTTCTTAAGATCAAATCAGATCTCGATAAAGTAGACTTGGTCTATGTCATGGTGTTGACAGAACAACTGTTTAGTCTGCCAGTCCACATGATGGAAGAAGTTACTGAAGTGATAGATAAGCACTTAATGGAAAAGTATGGACCAGACCCTGAACATAAGCAAGTGTAGTGCCACGGGTAAAACCAGGTATCCTACTGGCGGTGAAGCTAAAACAGCTTTACAAAAGTTAAAGGCCAAGCTAACAGCATATGATCACGTTACCCAAAAACGTATCAAAAGAAGATCCGGTAAACCAGCACAGTGCAGGTTTTACCGTTGTCCATTCTGCAAAGGTTATCACCTGACCAGTAGTGAAGCAGCACTGAATACTAAAAGCATAGAAAAAAGATTTTTTGATAGAATAAAACCGAGTGAAGGCTTGGTTCTTACTAAAGAACAAGCCAAAGACTGGAAGGCTGATGGTCTTCCTTTTCCTGAACCTAAAATAACCAACGCATGATCATAGGTATCAACGGCTACGCAGGTAGCGGCAAAGACACAATTGGAAAACTTATACAAATAATAACCTGTCCAAAAATTCCTGAAGGTTATACTGTACTAGAGCTTATAACCTTCTATCATTCACAACATGAGTGGTGGTTGGAAGAACAATCTGGTTGGGAGATCAAGAAATGGGCAGGTAAACTTAAGACTATAGCATCTCTTCTTACCGGCATTCCTGTAAATAAGTTTGAAGACCAGGAGTTTAAGAAGACTTTCCTTGGACCAGAGTGGGATTATTGGAGCATCAAACTTAAAGAAGGTAAGACCAAAATAACAGAACAAGCAAGAGTCATTACAGAAGAACAAGCTGATGCCAATCTTTTGTTCAATCCAGTTATACATGGCTCTTATAAAAAAACCTGGGAAAAAGAAAAATGCAGAATAACAGTCAGACAATTCTTACAAGAGCTGGGTACTGATGCTTGTCGTAACGGGCTACATCCTAACACCTGGGTAAATGCTCTTATGGCTGACTACGTAGCACTACCTCAAGTCGGTCCTGGTATAACAGAAGATAATGACTACCAGTACCCCAACTGGATCATCACAGACACCAGGTTTCCCAACGAAGCCCAGGCTATCAAGGATGCTGGTGGGATAGTTATCCGTGTAGACCGTCCCGGAGTTAGTGCAATAAATGCACACCCTTCTGAGACTGGTCTTGACAACTGGGATTTTGACCACAAGATCATGAACGGCTCTGACATCGTCTCTCTCATGTTCACTATTCATTCTATTCTTAAGAAGAACAACCTGATCAATGCAGATTTTAAAGCAGAAAACTAAAACACTCACCACCCGTGACAACGGACGTAGCTCTGATGCTATTAGTCCCAACTTTATCTACGGGTGTCTCGGAGGATGCATGTCCTCATACTGCTATGTAGGTAGATATAACCATGACAAAGTATATGTCAATGAGAACTTCTTACCTATCATAGCTTCTGTAGACGGCTGGGTGCAAAAGCAACCCTGGCCAAAGATACCTAATCAGGTAGACGACACGTATTACACTATAGATATCGGATGCAGTACAGATGTATCACTCATGCGTAAGCATTATGATTGGCAGATAGTCTTTGACTACTTTAATGTAGAGCCCAAAGCCAAAAGCACTTTTGCTACTAAGTATCCAACGATGTTGCTTCCTATGCAGTATGATCTAGACCCGGCCAAACACAGAGTCAGGGTGAGTCTGATGCCTCAGGAATACTCAGACGTACTGGAACCAGGCACAGATCAGATAACTGCACGCATAGAAGCCATACCTAAGCTAATGGAGCACTTAGAAGTACACATTAACTTTTCTCCCATCATCTATGCAGAAGGCTGGCTCGATAAGTACAGAAAACTGTTTAGACAACTTTGGGATGCAGGTATACATGTCAAAAGTGAGTGCATATTCTTAACCCATAACATTCATCAGCACGAGCGTAACGCTCAGCCTGTGCGTGATCTGTTATGGCGTCCTGATATCCAGGAAGCTAAGGATTCTCAGTATGCACCAGATAACATTCGTTATCAGTGGCAGCTTAAAAGACAAATGATACAGGACTTTACCAAACTGTATGCAGAATTCTTCAACCCGGCTGGTATCCGGTATATATTCTAAACTATGAAACTGCTGCACCTTTCTGACACCCATGGATTTCATGGTATGTTCCCAGACGACCGCTTTACAGACATAGACGTAGTCATTCACAGTGGTGACTGCTCTAACTGGAGAGACCCTTATCGTAATGAGCCCGAGGTTAGAAACTTCATTGCCTGGTATGAATCTATACCTGTCAAGCATAAGATCTATGTAGCCGGTAACCATGACACGTCTATAGAAAGACGCATGGTTACCCCTGCAGATTTTCATGCTGCTGGTATCTTCTACCTGGAGAACGCCAGTACTACTATAGACGGTATCAAGTTCTGGGGATCTCCTCATACACCCACCTTTGGAGACTGGGCATTCATGAAATCCAGGGAGACAATCAACAGGGTATGGAATACTATACCAGACGATACTGATGTCATCATTGTACATGGGCCTCCCAAGGGCGTCAGGGACTTAAGCTTTGACCGGTTTGGTGACCTGGAGATGTGTGGCTGCTCAGCTCTGATGAAACGATGCTGGGCTCTCAAGGATACCCTGAAGCTGGTAGCCTTTGGACATATCCACAACATGGACGGCGTAGAAACCAACCAGGGGATAGCCCGTTATTCAAAGACGCCCACCATTTTTTCCAATGCAGCCTGCGTGCATGACGGCAAGTTTGACTTAGGACTTACTTCACATGGAAATATCATCACACTATGACAATCTACATTAATCAGAACTTCAAAGAGCTACGTAATGAGCTCGGCATGAGCCAGGAAACCTTTGCTCATGAACTAGGTATTACCCGGTCCGCCCTTGGATCGTATGAAGAGAACAGGGCCCAGCCCCCTCTTAAAGTTATTGTAAAAGCCATGCAACTCTGTGAGATACCCTCAGAAGAAATGTATGACTTCATCTTTGACCCAAACTACCTCGTATGAAAATAGATCAAGTAAACCGTAGAAACATCAGCGGTATTTACATCTTCCACCAGTTTGAAGAAGATGAACGTAGAGAACCCACTTGCTTTGAAGACTGTCCGGAAGAAAAGCAAGATGAGTGGATGACAACACTAAGTGAAGACTCTTTAAAAAACCTAGCTAAACAGCTGGCCAGAACAATCAGATCAATGGCAGATCAACTTGACCTTTATGGAAACTAGACCCACATTTACAGAAGCCGAAGAGCTGTTCATGCATTACAAGAACAGTATGGCTGGCAGTGGATTCACTGCTCTTATAGACACCATATTTAAAATGGATAGAATAAACCGGGCTAAGATTGCCCTGGGGTACCCTGATCTGGTTGCAGTATGTAACCGGTTCAATGATGAACGTGGTTATTGGGAAGACCTGCAGAAAAGATGGAAGAATTCACATCAACTTATAAATGCCGACCTATGAGAGACTGTTGCGTACAATGCGGAAATGAAACGATCTATGAGTTTACAGATCATATTGACACCAGGTATGGTTATGTAGAAGGCGTAGGTCAGTACTGTATCACCTGTTACAGTGCCAACACAAGGACCATACAAGTGCCGGTCCGCCTGATCAGGGACCACTCCAATGACATGGAGCTGGGTGGTGCCGTCAGAAAGCTGTTCTGGGAAAGTGGAGACTAACCTCTCCATTTTCTTTTGCTGAGTTCTACATTTTGTATAACTTTACTTTTTCCTAACCCCTATAGACGAGACATGCTGCAGAAGATTAGTGTTAACCAGATACCGGACAATACATGTATTAGAATCTATGACCCTCAGAGACAGAAGCTGATTGCTGTTTATGAGAACTATAAAAAGGCAGGTTACAAGTTAGGATGTACACCAGCCGCTATACAGCACGCTTGTGCCAGGAGGGGGAGAACATACTCTACCACCCTGGACAAAGAAATAGCACCCAGGCTCTCTGCCATGAAAGACGGAGACCTTGCGTTGATCAACCACTGTACAAAGAAAATCCTACTCAATGAAGAAGCTTAACTGGGCCTTTATCATTACATGGACGCTGGCCGCCATCTTGTCTTTTTTATTCTGGAGAGCTGTAATAAAATTCTTTTTATGAAAGTATCCTTTGACTTTGACGGCACCCTGGAACTTGGTCCGGTACAAGAATATGCCAAGAGCCTCATCAAAAGAGGTATAGAAGTGTGGATTGTCACCACACGTTATGACGCCAACCATATGCACAAGTGGTTAGAAAAGTTTCCGGCTCATGAGTGGGCTGAGATCTATCACAACCATGATGGTGATCCCAACTTTAATGTATGGGGTGTAGCAGAATCCCTGGGTATACCAAGGCACCATGTCAGGTTCACCTGTATGGAGTGGAAGTATACTTACCTGAACGGGACCAAGTTTGTCTGGCACTTAGATGATAACCCTGAAGAGTTCTCTAAAGCCAAGGCCAACAAGTGTAACGTACCCATGATCCAGGTAGACGCCAACGGATGGCAGGTTAAATGTGACCGGTTAATCCAAGCTTGGATAGACACTCATCAAACAACGCTTATTAAAACTGAACCCAATGACATTTAACGAGTATCAAGACCTGGCTGAAACTACAGCTGTTTACCCTACCAGCTACACGCTTATTTATCCTGCCCTCGGACTTGCCGGTGAAACCGGAGAAGTAGTGGAAAAAGTAAAGAAGTTAGTCCGGGATAGCAATACGGTAGCAGACGAGAAGTTTACAGACGGCATCAAAAAAGAATTAGGTGATGTACTGTGGTACGTAGCCATACTGGCCAGGGACTGTGGTCTGAAGCTGGATGACATAGCCCAGGCTAATTATCAAAAGCTTAAAGACCGTAAGGAAAGAAACATGATCCATGGCTCGGGAGATAACAGATAAGGACTTCTATACAGAAGGCGGCATGACAATATTCACGGCAGTCTACCACCTCAAGAGGGGTTACTGCTGCGGGAACAAATGCCGCCACTGTCCTTTTACTAAACCTGCTGTTAAAGGAACCACAACCCTAGAAAATGATAGACCAAATACTCAAGGACCGCAAACCGGGGGACCCACCACGGTTTTTCCTACATGACGAGATGAAAGCCTGGCTGGCAGATCATCTCAGAATTACCATACAAGCAGGTGTTAACCACGCCTACGACTATACACTTGGTCAGAAACTAAAGGTGTATTCAGGAAACTTTCCTGCTGCAATTAATATCAAAGTAGAAGCCTACATAGCAGATGAGCTGATTGTCAGCCACGGCTGCAATCAGTCCTTGCTCGAGTATGTAGAATCGTTGAGATCTCTGGCTACTGTAACTGAGGAATGCATGTTCCGGATAGTAGACCTGCAGAGAGAAAATGAAGAATTCAAAAGACGTTTAGACCTTATAGAAAACCCACCCTTATGAAAAAAGCGTTATACCTAGATGACGTACGTACACCTACAACACCACTACCTGGCTACGAGCCATGGTATGTAGTCAGAAACTATAGCGAGTTTGTAGCATGGATCACAGACAACGGAGTACCGGACATGATCTCATTTGACCACGACCTGGCGGATGAACACATGAACGATTATTATGAGCAGATAGCCCAGCAGGGGTTTCAGCAACCCAGCTATGAGCTCTTTACAGAAAAGACAGGTCTTAACTGTGCAGACTGGCTAATATCATATTGCCAGGACAACAAGGTAGACCTCAAGAAATGCTGTGTCCATTCTCATAACCCTGTAGGAGCTGCCAATATCCAGAGCATGCTCAACGGGTTTAAGAAACACATGGGTCAGGAACAGGATTGCTTCATGATGAGGCATCCATTCACAACAGAAAAAACAACAGAATAATGGAAATACGACTAGAGTTTTTTAGCACAGTAGGATGCTTACTTGGTTTTGATTACAGAAGCGGTACAGGTATCAATAAAGATCAGAAAGAAGTAAAGTTCCATGAAATAGGACTTGGCTTCCTGTTTGGATCCTTATACTTTACCTGGTACTAAAAAGAGAAGGGGTAGTGATTAGCTACCCCTTTTTTTAATCTACTTGTTTAGCGTAGTATATTACCCGGTTGACATTACTTAACACCGGTAACACCTTGGTCACTTTAAGAGCTGTCCGTTGAGCATCATACTCCAGTTCTCCCTCATCATTTTCTACTCCCAGGCCATAGTAAGCTACCGCTTTACCAGCATCTCCCCAGTTTCTCATGGTCCTGATAATGGGAAAAGCTTCCCGCTGCAGTTCAGACACTGAGTTAATATTAATATAATAAGTCATATCACGATTCAGGTCATGTAGCTGACGCAGTAAAAGCAAGTTGTAGATCTTCTTGTCCTTATCATCATCCGGAGCCATAGCTCTCAGCAGTAGATAACTCATCCACAGTGTAGTGAGCACCTGGATTTCTTTAACAGCTTTTTTAAAGTTAGCCAACTCCATCTCGTCTTGTAAACCCACATCTCTTCCTAACATAGCGTTGAACATCATTTTGATAACGCTTGCTTTCTTGTCCCATACCATACGACCAAAGGTTCTGTAATAACCCTCTTCATCACGTTCCAGCAAAGCATCTTTGTGACGGGGATCAAACCTTACACCAACCGTTTCAGGTAACCAGGATTTAAACATGAATAACAAACGACCAATAGCGTTGTCTTTACCTTTTACAAACACGTCTTTACCGGTAGCACCATGGAGTTTGTTGGCCAGCTGACGGTACTTGAGCATCTTCTTATTATAGAAATCCTCAAAGTTTAAACCTCCATTTGCAGCTGCATCCCAGGGACCGTATTCAGCCTCGTTATATTCACGCTCTTCATTGAGTACATCCCAAAAAGACATCTCTCCTTTACTGGTCTTAACCTTTTCAAACTTCATAGCAGAAAGCATCATCTCAGCCTTGAAATGATAGTCACCACCACTGAGCCAGGTGTAAGCTTTGGGAATCATCTCTCTGAGCTTATTCAGGGGAGTCTTCTTATCTGCTATGGTTCTCATATACATTCCATCATCTCCTTCCACCATACCAGAATCACTTAACAGTCCGGCAATCTTACGTGTCGTAGAAGATTCAAACTTACCTCCGCTCCAATACCTGGCTACGGTTTGAGTCAGCAGTTTGTTTGCCCACCTCTGCTCTTTTTTTGTATAGTCTCTGCCACCTGCACTATGCATATAATTATTGATCTTTCCAACCACTAAGTTTCGTACAGCTGAGAAAGGAGCAAATCCTAATGCAGTGAGACGTGTATTGTTGATACCACTATCTATAGCTTTTGTTAACGAGAATCTTCTGCCACCAAGCTTGTAGTACTGCTCAATCTTAGCATTCCTGGCGTCTACAATCTTCTGACGATCTTCATCAGAAAGGTTAAGGTTTTCTTCTAAAGCTTTATTAAGTTTAGTTATATCCTCACTAAGTGCCTGGGCTTCTTTAGCTTTGGCAGACTTATAACCCATCAGAGGAATGAGTTCTTTCCAGTCATAGAAAAGCTCGTCACTTTGCCACAGTGGATCTTCAGACTTAAGTCCATAGAATCCCTTTCTCACTGTCCAGTCAGCCAAAGACTGGATACTCTTGGCATCTTTATCCTGGCGGATTAGTGTGTTGAGCTTCTTGTCAAACTTATAAGATCCTTTAGTGTTCTGGATCATGTCATTGATCGTATCTACTTCTGCTTTTACCGTGTTCTTATGCTTGTAAACCAATGCCATGTCACTAAATAGCTTGGCAATCAAACCCAGGTCAGTGGATCTTTCTTCTACAGCCACTGCTTCATTAATGAATCTGCTCTTGAAATCCCGCAGTTCCTTACGGCTGAACGGATTCACCGTTGTCTTTTCTTCAAAACCGTTGTTACTAAGAGCTTTTACGAACCAGTCACCCAGTCCGTTAACAGATTCCTTCAGGCTTGTAAAACCATATTCTTTAGCGAGCCTGTCTGCGATAACCGGTAAGAAGTTACTACCCAGGTCTTCAATCTCTTCTTGTGGCAACCAGCTCAGGTTGTCAGATATGAACTTCGTATACCAGGTATAAAACTCATACAGTTTTGGATCTGCTGCAATCTTGGTAAAGTTGGCATCATAGTACCCGCTGTCTTTTCCGCCCAGTGCTTTTACCGGGATCAAATAGGTATAGTTTGCTCCACCATAAGAAGTAATCTTTGCACCAGAGAACTTTTGGTCCATGTACTTCAGTGGATTGTTCATCTCCTCAAACTCTTCCACCTTGCTTTTTACAAACTCATCATAAGTCATAGCCTGGGGAATAATAGACGGATCTTCCGCTGCCTCAGTCATGATCTCATGCTCATACTCTTCTAAACGGTTCTGAAACCTTTCATAGCGTTTAAAAGATTCAACGATGATATCATCAACCTCCAATTGGTTAAAGCCCAGGTTTCTCATCCTGGTGATCTCTGCGTCTCTCTGCTGGTCTGTATAGTTATTGCGGTTGATAAACAACAGGGCATTGAAAGCAATGGTATTAGATTCATTCCAGGTATGATAGGTTCTCCAGGCCAGAGAAGTCTTGGCTTTATCTCCAGCAGCTTCTTTAAGATCTTTACGGAGTTTACGGTTAACGGACCTGCGGGTTTCCCAGAACTTCTGAGAATAACGGGTCACTAAACCCAGGGTTTCTACCCCGTCCTTATTCTTTTGTTTCTTAATAAAGATGCTGAAGTCTTTAATCCCCTGAGTCATCCTGTCAATCAGGTCATAGTTCTTATTATGCTCCTTGTTGATTCTAAGGTTAACCTCCTTCATGATGTATGCCAGGTGGTTGGAGATAGGAATACCTGCAGTGGACAGTTCCCTGGTGTATTCAGTTAAGAATGTAGTGTCAACCAATTTGGTAATGTCATCCTCTGACAGTTTTCCCTTAGATGCTTTCTTGATCAGCTCTACAGCCATGGCATGTGAGCGTCTGCTAAGAAGGGCATACTCCACCTCGTTTTGTTCCAGCTGCTTGGTAAGCTCAGGATCTACTTTAGCATCGTAAATATCAACTATACCCAAAGCTTCAGGAAGATTCGACCATGTTTCTACTATGGTGTTGGCAAACTGCAGCTCATTAAAGGTCATACTCTTGGACGTGTACATAGCCCTGACCAGTTCAGCATCTATACGGGCCAGGTCCAATATGTAGTCTAATTGCTTATCTGTATCTGTTTCTAAGAGCTCTTTGATAGAATCACTAGTACGGCTGATGATCCCATTATAATAAGCTCTTTTCTTCAGCTTGACATCCTTGGGCTCCTTACTGTTCTTGATTGCCTGTATAACGTCTTCCGCCTGTTTCTTTCTTTGGTACAACACCGTCAGCGTATCCCGTACAATGTCAGACTGCTTCTGCTTTTTCTGCGTGGCTACTGACTTGAATATTTCCACGGGGTTTTCCCGGAACAAGCCTGTAGCTATTCCTGATACCAGTTGTTCTTTTGTATACTCTTTTCCGTTATAGGTGTATTTACAAGCCATTAGCACTTGGTTTTAATGTTGAGCACGTTAATAATTCTATCAAAGTTTTTCTCTATGTAGTCCCGGTTTGCAGACTCAGTGGCAATAGACTTCTGTACATTGTTCTCCGTACGGGCACCCATCAGGCCAATGATATTTCTAAGACCTTCATCCAGGGCTGAGTTATCTTTTACCTGGATACCCAGAGACTTGATCAGACTAACCAACAAATCCATAAACCTGTCAAGGATCGTTTTGTTTCCCTGTACCGGTACAGTGTTCATAAAGTTCTGGAAACCTTTGTCTGTCATCATCATGGTAACAAAGTCATATACGCTGGTCAGTCCGTAGTACAGACTCTTATCTTTAGCTGACATGAACCCTTCAGAACTCATGTTGGCCATGGCCATCAGCAAAGCTGAAGAGTGTTGAGGATCTTCCAGCATCTTGGTTTGCACCTGGTCAAAGAGGTTGTTAATACCCTTGACCCACTTGCGTTGCTCAGGACTCAGCGTAGCCTGGTCTGCCAGTAGCAGATCCACGGTCACGTGGTGCACCAGCTCATGCATGATCACCTCATGGATCTTAGCTTGCATGTCTTCTATGTCCACTGCATCAGCAATAGCTGCCTTTGGATTAATCGTAATAGTCCTGGTAGCTCTGTTGTACGTACCCGGATCAGGCTGAGACATGTCTATCTTAAATGTCACCGGTTCCACCGTACCTGTTTTACTGATAGCTGTGATCAGGGCTTTGTTAACGGCAGATGTTGCCTTGAAGAGTTTATTCAAGAACCCTTTATAGTCAGTCACTGTGGTTTCTTTACCAAACAGTTCAGCTACAAAGTTATCTATAGCTTCATCCTGCTGGAAACCTAAGAACAGTTCCAGTGGATTAAAGTCCTCCATCTGAAACTCAGGACTAGCAGAGAACCCATCCATAAAGTCAGACTGACTGGCTATCGGTGCTGCTACGGTGTTCTTGGGAACCACCAGTTTTTGAGAGGCACGGGACATACCCACATAGTACAGGGCATTCTTTTCTGTATTGAACTTCTGCCCATCCCTGGTGATGGCTGTGTCAGACACTACACTAAGACTGTTAGTGTCAAAATACACAATAGGAATGGTCATACCCTGTGACTTGTGTACCGTGATGCCATATCCAAAGTCCACACCCTTGTCCATCTCAAGGTTGGCATTGATGCCTTTATGTTTCCTGGAATCATATGGTTCTATCTGACCTGATGCCGGATTATAAATATACTTGGCTCCTGTGTTGAAGTCAGCCATTGCTGTACGAATAGCTTGTACCTGTACCAGGTAAGTCGGATAAGCAATCCCTTTTCTTTGGTACAGTTCATTAAGCTCATGAATCTGTTTTAAGGAACGCTCAAGCTCCTTCTTGTTATTGTCAAGTTGGGCCTGGTTCAAACCAAAGTCTAAAGAATCATTAACAGAGAGTTGTAAGTATCTGAAAGAGACCTGGGAAGGAAAACCTGTCATACCTGCTTTCTGCAGATCTTCCAGGGCTTTAGATGTAGCTGTAATGACTACAGCTCCATCATCCCTTACAGAGACGTCCTGGACCATGTAGCTCACCGAGTTAGCCAGATGTCCTTTTTCTACCTGCTTAGTCTGGGAACCCAGGTACCCAACGATCTTCTCTCCGGGTTTCAACGGTCCGCTATACCCCAACACCTGACGGGCAGCCTTGTTGATCTTGGCAACCCCATCATTGGTGTAGTTAATAATGGTGACGTCTTCCAGGTTATTCTGAAGATCATTGATCAGCTCTTCATTATAAGCAGAACGATTGAGCTGCTTCATGTTGTCTGTACTCTCAAACTCATACTCCATAAAGTCCGTGTTGTTACGGATGTTGGTCAGCACGGTCAGGATGTTGTTGTCCTTGGTTCTGAATACACTGGTAAGTACTGACTTGTTAGGATTAGCAAATGCCCTGGCAAGCTCTTTGGTTTTTACACCTGGCATTACCTCAGGGATCTGCTTGGGATCTCCCATGAATATGATCTTATAACCTTCTGCTTTAGCAGCAAGAATAAGCTTCTCAAAGTCTTTGTTGGCCAACATAGAAGCCTCATCCAAAACGATGACATTCCTCATACCAGTAGCCCTGTCAGTAAACTTCTTGGTAAACTTAGGTCCGGGTCTTCTCGGATCCTTAGATTCTGTTACTGATGCCTGTATAGTCATAGGCAGTTCCCTGGCACCATACTTCACAATGTTATTACCCAAGGCAACAGTAGCCGCATGGGTAGGTGCCATGTAAACAAACTTAGTACCCTTGGCTTTCTGAGAGATATACCGGTCCAGAACACCAATGATGGATGTCTTACCAGTACCGGCATAGCCTTCTAATGTATAGGTGCCGTCATAAGTTCCTTCTCCTGCAGATCTTGCTTCTACAAAGTCAATGATGTTTTCCAGAGCCTTGCTTTGTTCTGCACTCAGCTGAAACTCTGTAGGTACAGTGATATTCTTATATGTAAACGTTGTAGTAGACTTCTTAGGTTCTTGCTGCTCAACCTGCTTTTCCTGCATTGGTGTGTTCATCTGCTGCATCACACGGCGTGTGACATCATCAGATGTGATCAGGTCACCAAAAGAGCTTGGTTGTAGAGAGAAAATCCTATCATCAATAACATAGTAACTGTTCTCTTTAGAACCGATTGTTATAGAAACCACTCTTTCAGGGTAAAGTGAAATAGCGTGTGTGAGCTGTACTTTTTTAAACAGCCCCCTGTCTTCTACAGGAACACCCTTAGTTCCATTATCATTAGCATAGAAAACATCAAAACTACCTGCATTTTCTTCCAGGATAAAGTTTCTACCACCATACGTTACCATGGTGACTGATTCCTGGTCCTCTTGCGGTGCTTTAATAACTTCCTGCTCCTCGTTTTGCTCTGCTAAGATTGCAGCATCTTCAGTTACACCATAGTAAGCTTCCTGTAAAGCATTGATAAACAGGTTCTGCCCACCAGTTTCCCATACCGTATTCTTACCAGTTGGCTGATGAGTAGCTTTAGACAACCAATTCATGCCTCCAGCTTTAGTGATCTCTTCTGTCAAACGAGGATGTTGCTTAAGCTTAGCTTCCAGGATCTGTACCATCAGATCATATGTAGATCCCTTACCAAGACCTTCAGGTTTATACTTACCCTTGTTCTTCTGGTAAGCTTCTTCTGCGTCTTTATAAGTAACCCCATCAAACGTAACAGGATAAGACTGAGTCAAATTACCTTTCTGCTTAGCCAGCTCTGTAGGATTAGTAAGAGCTGCTGCCAGACCTTTTGAGTTAGAAGAGATCTCTACACCTTGAGTAACAGGAGCCTCCTGCTTATTTAACAACTTACTAAACCCTTCTTCAAATACCATGTTAGATGGTATCTCTGCAGAAGAGAACATATCAGCCATTTCTTGTGCACTGTATCCATTCAGATTTTTACCTGTAGCTGAATAAGCTACAATAAACTCTTTATCCGGATTACGCTTAGCTGTTTCATAAAGCTCCTGAATGTTAGCCTTAACTTGTTCCGGACTAACACTTCTTTCACCGGCTTTCTCATAAGTGATCCCAGTGCTTGATTCTGTAAAACCAGGTTTAAGGTTCTTGGTTACCAGTGCATAAGACTGTCCTTGTAAACCACGACCAAGATTATTAACTGCACCAAACTTATCAGCTGCAGTTTTTGCTGCACCTGCACCGTGTCTACCTTCAGGATTTGACCCAAACACAAACACCTGGTTAGGTTGCAAGCTTTCTATCTTACCTGTATAAGTTTTACTACCAGTAGAAGTAACTTGTTCCTGTACAGGAGCTGCAGGCGGAACGGTTTCCTGAAACGCTGTGTCATCCTCTACGTTATTATTACCTTCTATGGATGATGCCAGATCTGGGTTGTTAAAGTCATACTCTTTGATACCGTTGTATCCCAGGATATTAATCCGCTCATAGGTACCAACCGGATTTCCCGCAAAGCTAACCCTCTTGTACAGATAGTTCACGTTACGGCTACCCGCTTCTATAAACTCACTGGTAAACGTATCGTTGATCAGGATATACGGAGGATATTTAAAATTTACTGTCTTACCTTGTTGCTTAAGAGATTTTGACTCATCGTTTGACAGAGGAACCTTCAGAGAGTTTGCTATGTTCTTTCCTTTAGGATCAGCTTCAAAGTCACCAATCTTAATGGTAAACGTAGTTACATCTTTCAGTTCTTCTTTTCCTACAAGCTTTTTGACTACACGTTTAAATACATTGTCTTTTGTACCGGTAACGCTTCCATATGTAGAATACTTAAATGCCTTGGCAAACTGGTCAGGATTGTTCTGCACGATCTGTTGCATCAGTGCCTGCATAGCTCCTGGGTCATCCATGTTCATGCTGTATACGCTGTCTAGTGCAGCAATCACCTGGCTAAAGTCCTCGTCACTCAGATAATAGTCAACAGGAATAAACCTACCCATGTTACCGGCATCACCTGTAACAAAAGGATAAATAGCCAGGTCTTTGGCCAGCTGGCGGATCTCTTCTTTATCAGAAGTGGCCAGTTCATAGAACCCGCTGATGATGGCTTTCTCGTCCAGATCAGTTCCAAAAGGAGCTTTGAAGTTTACAGTGAAAGCTTTCTGCTTGGGAGCCTGCTTTACTTCCAGATTTTTAAGGAACCCGTTACGTCTGTATTCTGGATCTTTACTCAGATCCATGATACGTTTACCCAAAGACGTGTCTCCGTTGACAAGCTTATCCCTGGTGCCACGTGAGTCCTGGAATAATTCCAAACCAGGCATAGTGTACAGGTAAGCCTTGATACCATTGAACACAGTGTCATAAAGGCTGATGTAACTATCTTTTCCCAGCTCTTCTTTGCTCTTACCCTGGTTTGCCATCAATTTATCTACAACAGCTTCTATATGACTACCAGAACTGATCGGAAACAGGGCCTTGTAAATATCCTGGGCCACCATAAGTGAATGCTTGATAGATGCCCCGATCTCTCCCTGAGCCTCGATCTCTATCTTACCCGTGCTGTCATTACGCTTGATAACACCAGCTACATTAGTAAGACCAAGAAAGTTTGTAGAACCAGAAAGTTTATTCAGCTGGGTAAGCTTCTGACGTGTGGCAAATACATTGGGACCAATACCTTTAGTATAGGTATATACGCTACCAAGGATGGTGTTTAGCTCACGACCTATGTCCTCCATTCTCTTAAAGAGCTCCAGACTGTCATGTTGAACAGTGGTGTATTTTAACATCAGATCACGAACAGACGTGTAGCCTTTATCCTTTGCTATCTTTTCTAGAGCCTCTTGCTTTTGCTCTTCCTGTAACTTGATGGCTTTACCTACCAACCACATATCATCCAGGGTTTCCGGATCCAGTGCCTGGTCACGGTTCTCGTCTACTAAATACTCTTGTGCCTCAGCTATACTGGAAAAGTATCCACCGGTTACCAAGGCGTTTGCGTACTTAAACTGAAGTTCTAAGGTGGCGGTATCTAGTGCACTGCTGTCAAACTCTCCAAACGAGTCCTGCTTCTGGTCTATAGATGTAAAAAGTTCTTTAATGGCTTCCTGAGAAGTCAGGTCCATGACAAACTCAATAGGAGCTGCATTGCCATTCTCATCAGTAAGCATTTCAAATACACCAATGGCACTCATAGCTTTTTCTTCCCAGTTGAACTCACGCAGATACTGGTTCTTGGCGTTGTCCACTGACTCCGTAAACATGATGTTCAGGTTCTCAGATATAGTACGGGTCTTACCTACAAAAGACTTAGAAGTACCTGGTTTACCCAGGTAAAGAAGATCTACAACCTTTCCGTTTTTAGAAAGCCTGATCTTGATAGGCTTTTCTTTTGCAACGTCATCTTGCATCATACCCAGCCTGAGTACCTTGTCCTGGAAGTCTGCTTGAGCAGAGATCAGGTTGGCAAACACACCTACACCCACTTTACCAGAACGGTTATCGTTAAATCGGTTGATAGAGGTCATGAAGTCCAGGGGAAGCATTACACCCTTGTCATCAGCTATACCATACTTTTTCAGCTCAGCTTCTCTTTCCGCCACCTTTCTTTTTACCTCTGGCATGTCAATAGACTTGGTGATCTTATCGTAAGCAGCCGGGTGCGTCAGGGCCATCCAGTGAATGTCACGGTAGAGCTGACCAAGCTGTTCTTCACTAAGCTTATCTACGTCTTCTGTACTGTTCAGTTCATATTGTACAGGAACAAACTTGTCTTCTTTCTGCTCCATCTTAGAGATGTAAGCATAGAGTTTATCTACGTCAAAGTCAGAACCCATCTGACCGGTGATACCATCTGGGACTATGATGGTGTTCTCCATATAAGCCGGTAGAAAACCTACCACTTCTATGGGAAGCATGGAAGGATGTGACTGGTTGGGAATACGTGTTCCCACGAGCTCAAACATTTCAGGAGAGAACTTAGACGTATCCAGGATCTTTACCCCGTTTTTTTCAGTGATATATTGAGACAGATCAATCAGGTTTCCTTCTTTGTCACGCAGGTACTGGGACACAATCACCTGGGCAGGCTTCACCTGATCACCCTCTTTGCGGATGTAGTTTAGTTTAACGTCACCGTCTTTAAAGTTCTTGGCGTAGCTATCCGTCCAGATGATTCCACTCTTTACACCTTTACTAAGGTTGGAGAAGTTGAACTTAGCACCCACACCAGAGACCTGCACAAAGCTGGATCCCTCTACTTTAAGCATGACGTTCTTGTTGATCAAAGAGTTGATCAGTCCCTGAAACTTCTTGAGTTTAAACTGCTGCTCAAGCGGGAGTTTAAACTTGCCGGTCTTTTCATCCAGCTCTATACTCTTAAGATCGTTTTCACCATAGCTTCCTGTGGTGTCATTTAGAATAACATCTTTAAGTAAACGGTGCAGACCACGATGGGATCTGTTTAGATCTCCCAGTTCCTGTTGCAGTTTTTCAGCCTGCTTTTCAAACAAACGAGAGCGTACCAGTTCTTTTAAACCCTTTGCTTCTGTACCGCTTATCTTTTGGATACCCTTTAGAGAGAAACTCTCCTCCAGCATATTATCAAACAGGGTACGGTTCATCTGAGACACCGTACGGATCTGGTCTTTCTGGTGCGGAATCTCCTGCTGTGTACGCAGACCTTCACGGCTTAGCGTTTGCCTGGCAGCAGCTGTATCATTGGCAGAGGGTTCTATAAACTCAGAACCATTTTCGTTAAATAGTGTAACTGATCTTACAGGACGACCCAGCTTTTTGCCTGAAGCAAAGTTGATGGCACGGATGTTATTACGCTCCATCCAGCCACGCATCTTATCACGCTCACTTCCTGCTTCATGCTGGGGAATCAACGGATAACGGGAGCTCTTTACATAGTCAATACGGTTCAGACCTGCTTCTGCAGATCCTTCGTCTACGTCGTTTACCTGTACAGGTTTAGTAGGTGTGAATACATAACCCAGCTCTTCACCGCTGAGTTCATAGTATCCACCAGGACCGGCTTTTTCAATTTTATCATAGATAGACTGCCAGATCTCCAGAGGGATCTTACCTTCTGACATGAGGTTATCTATATGCTCATTAAGTGTAATGTATTCTTGAGCATCTGTTGTAGTATTATCTGTTTCTCCAATCTTGTAGTCTACGTCAGCAGCAGTAACTGCTTCATAAGAAGGAGAAGAATAAGTCTCACCATCCTTGGTCTTCCAGCTATAGCTTCCCTGGCTACCAGGGGCAATCAAGGCAGCAGCACGCTTGGAGAATTCATCCCATGTGGTAGAAACCAGGTTAATCCTGTCTGCAGCAGATATGTCTGTAAATGTACCCGGATTGGTAAAGCCCTTGAACTTTTTAAATGCCAGGGCCGGATCAAACCTCAGGAACTGGATCATCTTTACCTGGGTGTTCTGGTAATTTAGCTTCATGTCCAGCAGCATCAGACGTGCTGCGTCACGACCTTTAACCCCTGACTGACGCAACCGGTTGACATAGTCTGTGTTCTTGAACCCGTTTATAGAAGTTGGGAATGAGTATGCACCATTTTCTACTTTCAAAATACCGTTGGCAATAAACTGGTCTATCTGTTGTTCTGCAGACTGCTGCATGTCTTCCAGTACAGCCTGACCTACAGCGGTGCCATGTTTGGCATTAAGCTGGTCTATAGTCAGTTGACCAGCATACAGATCACTACGGAACTCTTCCAGGTTTGGATTGGAGTTCAGGGAAGGAATAAAATAAAACAGCTTACTGGCTATGTCGAAGTTCTCCAGGTTAATATCCTTGCCATGTTTAATGGCAGCCAAGATACGGCTCACCTCAGGAGCTACAAATGCATCATAAGCTCTTTGTCCAAGGCCTGATGTAAACTGCAGCTCACCTTTCTCGTTTACAATATAATCACGACCCTTACCCAGAGGCTGGTCATTACCATCTACAAAGAACTCCTTGGTCATTTTGGTTTCTATGGTAGTGGTCTTATCTGACAACGTGAAGTTGATATAGGTAGCGACATTAAGATTCTCCTGATGCTTGAGCAACATGGTTACGGTCTGCTCTTTTTCAGTAAGGGACTTTCTCACCTTACCGTCTTTACCCGCTTGTTGTTCACGGATACCGTTAAAGTACTGGGGTATAAAACTGTTCACTCCGCTTTTTACCTTATCCCAGAAAGACCTGTTGGGACGGGCAAGAGCACTATTGGTGACGTTGGCGTACTGACCCAGGTTCCACTGGCGTTTCTTTTTTTCAATAAAGTTGGTCAGGATGTACAGGTATTTCTGCTTACCGTCTGCAGTCTGGGCTGAGGCCAGCTTATATCTTCCAGGGTTGGCTTCATAGTACAGGGTAGCCAGCTTACGCATGTTACCTTTTTCATCCTGAAATCCATAGTTATCATCAAATACCTGGGAGGCGTTTTTTGTAAAAGAAGTGTATATGTTATCTAAAAGGTTCTTCTTTCCAAAGACGATATCAAAGTCAGGTCCTTTACCAAGTGCCTTAGACAAACGGGGAGTTATATAAGCCAGTTCAGCGTCAGTAAACTCAATACCCAGTGTAGCAAAGAACTCTTTAAACTTAGCGGTCTTGGCTGGTCCTACAGCTGCTTTACCTTCTTCAATGATCTTACCCAGTCTCTGCAGTTTCTCAGGATTGACTTTAAGTTCATTCAGGGAAGAACGATTAAAGAATGCAGACTGCTTGTGGGATTCCAGCCACTCTCTTGACACCTGGTCTTCCACGGTGTCACGGTTGGCGTTGATCACTTTTACGTCAGTGATACCAGTTACCTGGTTACCATCTTTACGGGTCTTGTAAAGAAGCAGGGTCTCGTTAGCAAATGCTTTAGTGGCAAAAGTTAGAATGTCATTGATCTTTTCCCACTCGTTGTTTTGCTCAAAGCGGTTAAGCTTGGTAAGAAAATCATTCAGATAGGGTCTTGCCTCAGCACGCTTGATGATGGCAAACTTAAATGCCTGGAACTTACCGGAAGCATCCGTAAAACCAGTAAGTGCCATTTCACTGCCAGCCTGCAGGATATCTGCAAACACATCATTTGGATCTGCATATACGGGAATGCCTAGTTCGTACTCACCGGTCTTAATGGTTTGCACAAGAGCTTTGACCCTTACGCTGGCTGTGTCACGGGGATTGGTTTCAAAAACACTGCGGTCATAACGATCACCGATTTCATCCTGGCTGATCTCTGTGTTTTCTGCGTCATCAACTTCCTGTACAGCTACATCAGCAGGATCTACCATCTGTATGGTGTTTTTTCCCATACGGATACCCTTACGGGCCAGCTCTGCTACAACAGATTCTTTATATTTATCAAAGTTGGATACTATAGTATCATACGTTTCTGCAGCACTGACCATATCGTCATAGCTGTTGACATAAGCCAATACCGGAAACTCATTGAGAATGTCATTATAAGACGCTGAAGCTTTTACTTCCGCCAGGTCCTGATCAGAACCAACGATACCGTTAAGGGCCATCTTCAGGTTATCAGCCACTTCAGCATAAATACCCTTTACGGTATTAAAAGCCTGGGCCGGAGATACCTCCAGCTTCCTGTTAGGAGCTATATCACCCAGTGTGTTGATCACACTGGCCATGATGTGAGAAGTATATTTCAGATCTTTCTGTGAACGGATCAGGTCCTTACTAATACCTGCTGCAATCTGCTCAGTAGATTTTGTCCTGATAGAACGAAACACTTGTTTGTCTTCATCATTGTCCGGATTATAGACAACAACTTTGTATTTAACTGATAAGTCATTAATAACATCAGCTTCTAAACCTTCTTTAGAAAATACATAATTTTCAACTGCTGGTTTAAAGGTAGCAAAAAGATCAAAAATTGTACGTGCTACTCTTTCTTCAGTGGTAGAAGGATTTTTAATATTTATTTCTTTACCATTTAAGTTAATGGTTTCTGTATCCAACTCTCGTTTAAGGTTTGCTTTAAACCATGTGTTGAACTTAGCACGAACCATTTTGTTTAACTCTTCTGCAGTCATACCTGCTAATGGTTCATTATCTACTATAAACTTAGTCTGTCCTGTTTTAGGATCAATAATGTAGTTACCCCAGGTCATTTCACCAGGAAAAACTTTATCAAAGATTCTATCAACAAAATCTATAGCAGCAGAATGCTTTAGATAGGCACTAGCAAAATCGTTAGTAAAATCCCTCTTTACTTCCAGAAACTCTTCATACTCTTTAAAACTCTGAAAAGCTCTAAATTCTAAAACTTCAGATGCTTTACCTGTATTATCTTTCACAGCTGCTGCATCTATGATTTCATAGTTATCAGCACTGGGGGTTTTTCCATATATCAAAAACTCTTTCCAAGCACGATTTTCACCGACCTTGGCAACCAAAGCTTTCCACTCCGGACTGGTAATGTTAGGACAAATCATAGGGTATAGGATAAGATTACATTATGTTATCAAGCTTGCTTCTCAGGCTAGTACAGTTTTTCTTCTGTTCTTCCATCTGCTCTTCCTGAAGCCTCTTGGATTTAAGAGCTGCCAGGAGAGCCGCACCTTTATCTTCACGAGGTGTGTTAACCTGGTCTACTGTAGGAGTAGGTGTTACTTCTTTTTTAGATTCAGACTGTCCTTCATTAGGATCTGAAGCATTGGTCATTTTCATCTTCACCACAGGGTTGGCAAAATACACCCAGTCACCAAAGGCATTCTTACTTGGGATACCGTTGTCTACAAAAGTTCCTGCACGGTCCATAATGTACTGGTTGTACGTTATGTTTTCTTTGACCAGCTTACCGTTCTTAATAGAAAGTATGGTGGCTTTGTCTGTAGAGTTGATCCCTTTTAAGCTGTCATTCTTAGCATTTTCAAACCTAATAGTGGTTTTCAGGTTGCTCATCTTCTGCAGGTAGTCTACCGGCAGGTTTTCTGCTTTCATGATCGGCTCAGCGGTGGTATACCAACTGCGGTCTAAACCTTTTACCTGCAGTTCCAGGCCTCCCTTGTTTGTAATGTTTATCCTGGCACTGCCTGGAGAAAGCTCACTACCTGTTCCTGTACGGGATATTCCTTTCTCATCTACTATTGTGATGTAGTGGTGGATGTAATCTCTCAGTACACCAACAGCAAAACTGTCGGCAGACTGGGTAAGACCCATGGCATCATACACTGCTTTTACTATTTCCGGATTATTGGTCTGTTTTGTAAAAGCTTTCCATGCTTCAATGATAAACTCAGACTGCTCTGTAGAAACATTGGGCAGTTGGATAAAGGAAGGGAACCATTTGCCCAGTGGTGTCGGCAACATAAGCACTGCTACACCCTGATAGTTAGCAATATTTTGAGGAGAGAAAGATTCTGTAGGGATGATGTTGTCTATTTCTACATTACGGTCTGACTGGATCATACCGTCCTTGACGATACCAAACATACCATGACGGTTGTCTGTACCGCCTTCTGCAATCTTCGGATTTACCCGCTTGCTGATAGGATCAACAGATTCTGTAGTTCTTAGTATACCCATGGATTTATCTTCTACAACTCCCTCTATAACAAAGTTATGATTTTGGTTGTAGTTCTCCAAGATAAACTTACGAAGTTCTCTATTTTTTTGGACCTGTTCTTTTACTACATCAGGCACTGCCTGGTCAATCTGGTCCTGAGGAACAGCAATGTGCGGATACTTGTTACCGATCTTATACTCAATCCACTGTGGTTCATGTATGGTACCGATCATGACTTCTTTTCCACGGATGTTAGCAAACACCCCGATAGGAATAAAGTCAAACATGCTCTGTACAGCATTCCAGTTCTCATTGTATAGAGCACTCTTATCATACATCTCACCAGTGAGACGGTTCACCACGGGTTCAAAACCATCCACCATGACTTTATATGTAACCTTTTGACCGGGCATAAAAGTGCTGGTAGCTACATCAAAGACATAGTTCTTGTTTACATCTCCTCTTTCATAGCGGATCTGGTTAGCTGCAAACTCTACTACGTTTACCAGATCTGTAGTGTTGGCCAGTGAGTTAGAAGGAGCCACCTGCCTGAAACCTTCCTGGTATTCCGCATTGGCAAAAGCATTGTTCTGGTTAGACTGGGTACGGTTCTTGTTAATGTCCTGTACAAAGTCCTTGACATCTTTAGATGTATCCTCTTCTTCCGGATCAGTCTGGTCTGCTTGAGACTGACTCTGCTCTGCCTGGGCTTTAGCAGCCTCTATCTGCCTGTACTTTTCTTCTATGGCAGCTTTATCTTTCTCGTACTTGTCAAAGGTAGCTTTGGGGTTCTTACTGTATAAGTTAACAAACCCTTCAGGATAATAATCCAGGCTGCCAGATTGCTGAGAAGCTGTCTTTGGATTAAAGCTTTGTTCCTGTCCATCGTTCTTACGATACTCAAGGCTGCGTCCGTACTTATCTTTCTTAGATACTAACTGGTACTTGTTACCGTCTTTATCATATCCAATAGATCCAGCTTTCATGAACCTAAGCTCAGTCCGAATACCAACATCATTACGGAGTTGGTTAGCCAGGTCATTCAGTTCTTTCTCTAACGTAGATGCAGGAGCCTGTTGTTCTTCTTTGGTAGTTTGTTCAGCGGGTTCTTCAACATCTGTAACTACAGGAGCTGCCGGTGCAGAAGTAGAAGTTTGTGGAGCGTTATTATTAAGTTTCTGTACTAGTTCTTTAGCACCTTTGTAACTTTCTATAACTAAACCAGGGAAAGCTTTTCTTAGTTCTGTAAGAATTTCTGGGTTGATATCGGTTAAGCCGCTGTTAACAAGGATACCACCAATATCATTTACATTGCTTATGCCAAGAATTCCTTTTTTGGCAACCAACATAAATGAACCGTCTGCATAAGCTGTTCCTCCAGATGTTCCTGTTGCAGAAGCAGCTGCTTTATTTTCTTTAGACACAGCAAGTGGGGCAGTATACAAACGACCACCACCTCTGTTAGGATCTATTCCTTTTTTGAATAGATCAAACAAGTCTTTTATAGCGTAAGCAAACCCGGATTTACCCATACCATGAGCTTGCAGGTTGTCTCCACCAACACTCAGAGTATCACCTAAAAGTCCAAATGACTCAGTCCAACCATCTTCTATTGCGTTTCTACCTGGACCGTTTCCTATGGTGTTCCATATTTGTCTTAACCTTTCTTCTGCTTTTTCCATTTCTGTAAGAGCAGGGGTAGCTGCAGGTTGTTGCTGTGCACCTTGTTGTTGCTGTCCTTTCTTAGCCATAAAACGCTTAGTAGCTTCTATGCCTGCAGTACGTTTCCAGTCTGTATAACTGGGCACAGGGTTTCCCTGAGCCTCCAGAGCTTGCTTTACCATGTCATACTCTGCCTGAAGGAACTTCTCCAGGTCATCATAAGTCTGTTGCTGAGTAGGGGCAGGTTGTGTCTGTGCAGCACCACCAGGTTGTGGCCCTGCAGAAGGACCAGGAGGAGGAGTAGCTGGACCTTGTGGCGATGCCAGAGCAGCTGGTGGAAGTTGAGGCTGGTTGTTTTCTGCTTCTATAATGCTATTTACAGGTCCCTGGATCTGCTGTTCAATGAACATGTCCAGGAAGTTCTTCTTACCATCATTGAAATCTGCATAGTATCCCCATTCTTTTCCGAGGGTTTCAACGTGGTTATCTAGCTCACCTTTGTACTTCATCCTTTTCAGCATGGGAATCAGATAAGCCACTTCATTGCGGGCATCCTTCTCAAACTGGTATAACCCGTTGTTGAACGTCTTCAGGTTCTTTACAGACAGCTCGTTGGTCTTCTCCAGACTTGCCAGCTGTTCTTTAAGGTTATCTAAAAGATCCTGTGCTACTTTTATCTGTGACTTGGTGAGATTATTGGGTTGAGCTTTAAGCTCCTTGATGAACTGTTCCTGGCTAGTGATCCTAAGCTTGATACCGTTAAGCTGTTCTACAAGACCATCTGACAAAGAAGAGTTTTCAGAGCTGACGGCCTGGTTACGGATCTCATTATATTTTACCTGTTCTTCTGCAGCAAGACCTTTGTACACAGCTTGCTGGGCAGCAAGTTGCGTCAGACGGGATTTTCTTGCAGCGTCTTCTTTAGAACCATCAAATATGATATCTGCATTGATGATCTTATTCTGCTTGATGATCGTACTGGCTAGTGACTTATAACGGGCAATCTGTTCAGGCAGGGTCTTATCTGCTACAAAACCGAGCTTGGCCAGCTCTTCAGGTGAGCTGTTTGCAATAGCATCAAGCTTCTCCAACAGGGTATCTTCCATGTTGGCGTTGACATGGGCCAGTACAAAATCTGCAAAGGCGTTATCCCTTACTAGGTTGCGACGGGTCATGTTTGTGTCATTGTCCGTCTGATCTATAGCAGCAGCGTTGGATCTTACCGAGCTGGCTATACCAGCCAGTTTCTGCTGGTCCATCATCGGCTGGTTGTTCTGATCCAGCTTTATCTTTTCAGTGACTACATCGTTACCACTGGCGTCTTTAGTAACAACTTGTTCTGTCTGGTAGATGTTACCAAACTTCAACCAGCTTTCCTGGGACTTGTTATAGTAGTCAACGGCCTCTTCTGTAGTGAGTTTATCTTTAGGAGCCTGGCGGGCATTACCGATAGCGGTCATACCACCTCCCAGGATACCACCCAGACCAATGCTGGTAGCAGCTTCTGTGTCATCACCTGCCAGTGCTCCGTAGGTTTGCTTCAGGTAGTTCCCACCCAGTTCAGCATAAGTATTAAAATCCAGCATGTCTGCCACCTTACCGGCAGCACCATACTGTTCATTGAATCGTTGAATAGCCAGCTGTCCATTCTCTTCTATAAAACCTTCACGGAATACACCAGCAGTAGCGTCTTTAGCAAACCTGCCAAACCCGCTTTCCAGGAACTTACCCACTTGGGTTGTAGCCTGTTTTACGGCTACATCTTCTCCCAGCTTAGCACCACCTGTAATACCTGACGCTACACCACTGGTTTTATTAAGCATTTTAGAAACCAGTGAAAGTTCAAAGACGTTGGTAGCACCAAGAAGAGCAGCATTCATCAAGAATGCATTACGGGCATTATCACCAGCTATCTTCTTTTTCTCAGACTCAGGCATGTCAAGACCTTCCAAAGACTTTAAAACATTTTCCTTGACACCCTTGGCTTCAAACATAGCTTCAGAAGAAGTTGCCAGAGCCCAGGCATTGAACTTATCTAAGGTCTTAGCATATTTAGCTGCATTCTTGAAATAGTTTGTAGTAGCTGCAACAGCTTCTACAGACTCCCCAACAGCTCCCAGTCCCCTGGATCCAAACTTAGCCAAGCCTGCAATGGCTTTAGCTCCTGCTCCCACCTTACTAAGTGCCATACCTGGTACCCAAGCAGACGCCATGAACGCCAAACCATCTACAAAGTCTTCAGTCCAGAAGTCAACATCAGTAGCTGCTCTTGCAAAGAAACCTTTATCCTGGTCTTCAGCCTCCTGAAAAGTGGGTAACCATTGGTTCTTGATATCCTGTTCCCAGCTGTCAAAGAACCCGCTGATCGAGTTGTCAGCTACAGCAGAGATGTAACCATCTTCTGCAAACCAGTTTACTGGATTGGCCATACCGGCAATAAAGCCTACACCTGATCCAAGTTTGGTTACGGTATATAGTGGGAGTTTTAATAGTCCTTTACCGATCTTCTCCATACCAGACTGATACTGGGCATAGAAGTCTTCATTATCCCGGACAGAAGAAGGCAGGAATCCAAAGTCCTGCCCAATATATTTTTCAGCTTCTCTTGCAGAAGAACGAATAGGACCACTAAGACTACTTGGTATAGCACGAGTTACCTGACCCATTAAAACATGTCTCGGATCAACATTAGGGTCATTTACCTGACTTGCAGGCGTTGTAGCCCAAGGAGATACTGGCACACCTTTACCATCAAGCAGTCCTGCAGGAATACCGGTATTCAGCATTTGTTGCGGAAAGTCTTCAGCCATGGGAACTACTTAGTTATTTAGATTTATGATTTCTCATCCTTGAAAAGAACGTAGGATCTGTTTCAATTTTTCTCATGGTTTCTATTACCATATCAATATTTAATGGAACACCAGCATTAATCATAATACCGGTTAACTCATCTTTTATGTCATAGGTGTCTGACTGTCCGTAACGAGATGTTTTAATAATCTGGATTGGATTAAGACCTTCACCTACTGTCAACATACCTGAAGGAGTTCCATACACCACTTCACGATCACTCTCTGTAGCGTTACCCATACCTTGGAAGAAGTCATTAATAACTTGTTCTCTTGCACTATACTGAGTCTCACCGGTACGTGGAGCAAATAAGGTGCTCTCTACCACAAACTTTGGATTCTCATCGGTATACCCAGGTGCACGTTTTACACCCATGGCAGCCAACTCTTCTTCTGAAGGAAGGTTGTCTTTGTTAACACCTGCTTTAAAACCAAACATGTACTTGCCTTTGTTGTATCCGCTGATCACAATGTTGTCAGCACTAACCAATGTAGCGTTCTGCATGTTGTTTTTAGCAGCTATCACCACTGGATCTTTCTCGTTAATAGGACGAAGCATCACTTCATTCTGAACATACTGCTGGTCATACATCTGATTAAAACGCTTAGTAGCATTGCTAATAGATGCATTATTAGAACTTAAAAGCTTAAAGGCTTGCTTGAATTCAGCACCTGTACCTGCTAAAAAAGTCATCTTTTTTCCATCAATAACAATATTCAGACCATTCTCGTCTACCACTCCATTTTTAGTATTAGGTCCTAGATTATAATTATTAGGAGAGTTCAAATACAGTTCTATAAACTTGTCAGCATTTATTTTAACCTTGGTGTATTTACCTGTAGAAGGATCATACATATTTAATTCTTTAGACCCACCCCCAAAGATTTTATTAACCTCTTCTCTAACACCTTTTAGATCATCTTTAAAAGCAACGTTAGCTTTTCTTTCCTTTTCAGCAAAGCCTGCAAGTTGAAGCTGTGCAGCTTCTACCGTACTTCTAAACTGCAAGAACTTTGTAGACAGTTGATTACTCTTAGGATTATCTTTTAACAACGTTGTCTGATCAGTAATAAACTGGTCAAAACCTGCCTCTACTTTAGGGTCAGTAATCTTAATACCCTGTTGTTCATAAATAGGATTGGTAGCGTAGAAGTATTTCTTAAGATTATTGCGGGCATCTATCTGGGCATTTTCTACAGACTTCTTCTGCTCTTGAAACTGTTTATAACCCAACCCTTCTTTCATTTCCGTAGTAGGTACTGTAAACGGTTGGTCTTGAACACGGACAATGTTACCACGGGTATCAAAGGTGAGCAGACCCAGATCCACTTGTTTGAGCAGACGATCATTAGACCGGTTCTTTTCGTTGTCTGCCAGTGTCTCTCTGTGTCTTTGGTTCAGACCAGCTTCACGCAGGCGTGTAAGATAGGTATCGTCGGCTTTGATCTCGTAGGTATAATCTTTACGGGCATACCCTTTAGAAAGCTCTGCGATCTTATCAGAGTAGTATAGGTTAGAGGCTATGTTCTCTTTGTTTCTGCTGATGTAATCAGGGTTCTGCATGTTTACTTTCTCACCACCAACTTCCTCAAGCTTTTCTTTAAGCATGTCCAAACCTGATTGGTATTCCTGTCTTTTTGCAGGATCCTTTTCAGCCATCATTTTTCCTTCAAACTCCTGAATCCTTGTCTGTAGGAACTTTTCAGTTTTACCCAGACCTTTGGTATACGTATCAAATACAGCAGGGTTGTTGGAGTATCTTACTACACCTTCAATAGCCATCTGGCTTTTTGCTTTACTACTGAGCACGCTGCTCAAATAGAGCTTTACATCCTCAGCGTCATAAGAGCCGTCTTCTTCTGTGATCATATAACCACGACCATCAGGCCTGCTGATCTTTGATTTATTTGGCTTGTATGCCGCCATGGCTTCTTTATACTCCTTGGCGTAATCATAATACGGAGTATAAGAACGTTTGCTGCCCAGGTAAGAACCTACATTTTCAGGTCTGTCCTGAGAGAATGCATTACGCTGCATCCTTACAAAGTCAATGTTGTCCTGGCTAAACTCTTTTCCCCCATCTTTTAAACGGAAAGACTCAGCGATCTGTTCCTGCTGGTCCCAGTGAGCGGTAACAGCAAGATCACCCATTACATTCTGATTGCCATATAGAGGGGTGAATACGTTTGTCGCTGTCTGAACATTCTGCTGCTGGGAAAGATCCATGGCAGAAAGGTTCTTCAGTTCGTTCTGGGCTTCTTGCAGGAACTGGTTCCTCACCTTAGAGTTATAAGGATTGGTCAGGTTCTTTGCAAGACTGCTGTACTTACTAGACAACTCGGCAAAGCCCTGGTTGTACATAGCTTGCCTTCTCCTTAGCATGGTGTCTAAGAATGAGAAGTCCGGTCTGTACATGGACGGGTCCGGAAAAATATCAGTTACATTGGGTATGAAGGATGCCATAGTCTACATTATAATATACTGAAAAATCTCTAAAGTTTAGCATTAAACTTGAGAGGTTTATATACCTCTACAAAATCAAAATGGATAAGTCAGGTATCCTCCGAATTTAGCTGCGGTAGCTCTCCTGGTTGTCTGGTCAGGAATACCATCACCATTCTTATCAGAGCTGGTGCTGTATCCTTTTATCTTTAAGTACTGATCAAAAGAGAGATCAGCAATACCAGACTTGGAACGTGCATCCATAAAGTCTGCACCAATAGAAGCCCAGTCACCACCGGCACCGCTACCCATTGTACCAAGCTTAGATACATCATAGCCTTTCTTAAAGAAAGAACGACCAGATATGTTATCAATGTTGTACATAGGATTGGTTGCATTCATGAGTCCCAGGTTCATCCTGTTGTTCCAGGCAGTACCAAAGGTCTTGGCTATGTTGTTCAGGTATTGGCGTTTGGCATTTCTGTACTGCTCGTTAGCAATGACGTTACCCTTGTAGAGTTCGTTTGATCTTTCTACATTGGCCACCATTTCTTTGTTCTTAGTGTCAGCCTGTCTTGCAGAGAAATCATTAGCTACACCAACGTTGAGGTTGTTATACCTGCCCATGATATTAGCTGCATTCTCAGCAGCCCTGCCTTGTACAGCAGCAGTGTTAGCCAGGAAAGACTGGGGACCTGCAAAGTTGGACAAATACTGACTCTGGATATTAGCCTGCTCAGCGTTAGCTGCCAGCTCACGATTAGGATCATAGAAGGTAGGATCAGCTGTCATGGTCTTATAAGGAGCCATGTAGGGCAGATACTTCTTGGGAGGCAGTGCTGCAGCCGCAAACATGTTAACCATGTCCGGAGTCATATACCCAAACGGTGAACGCTCGTTTCCAGTGAATGTATTTTTATTAGGATTTGGACCAGGTTCTGGATCTTTACCTTTACACACCGCCCTTGCTTCAGCTTCTGTGGCATAATATCCGTAGGCTTCAAATCCAGTGAGTGGATCATTAGGCCCTACATATTTAACACCGTTGTCTGTACATACATAACCACCATTAGGTTGGGTTACAGGCTTTTGAGGTTCATCTTCTAATCCAGGAGCATTATAAGTATACTCACCAGGTTTTCCATCTACTTTATCAAACTTTCTCTTTTCTGTAAAGTAACTGTAACCGTATTTTCTAGCATATTCATCATCATACTTTCTCTGAAAATCTTCTACTTCTGCTTTGTTTTTAAAGTTCCAGTTTGGACGACCTTTAAAATACCATTGATGACGCTTCTTAAACTCGTCCATTTCGGCAGGAGTAATGTCCCCGTACAAACCTGAAGATTGTCTACCTTGCATCATTGGAACATTATTATCTCCAGCAATAATCCTTGGAGAATACACCATGTTTACGTTCTGCTTAGCTTTAAGATCTGCAAGCATTTGCTGAAACTCAGGTGTAAATATTACATCAGAAGGTGTTTGTTTACCTTTTTGAGCTTTAGGAAGTGGCATATAACCACCATAAGCTGCCTCGGTCAAACCTTGAGAAGCCTGCATCATATCTTGTGCTACCTGTGGCACACCTTGAGGAAAGTCTTTCATTCCTTCCTGGATCATGGCCAGCCTACCCAGTTTATCCTGGTAGTTCTTTACCATGTGCTGAGCAGTAGACTTAGCATAATCATCTGCATTAGGATCTTCTAAGATGGCCTTATATTTATTGACGTCATACTTCTTTGCAATGCTAGCCGGGGTAACCCCACCTTTCTTGAAGCTAACACCAAATGCAGATAAGATCTGAGGGTCTTTGATCTTCATCTTCTTGGTGTCAGAGAATATGAAAGAACCTTCAGGGGCATTAAGAGGTACACCTCCGTTACTATGACGGGGACCAGAGATCTTCATGTGTTCATTTACACCATCACCGTCTACGTCTCCGTAAAGGGTTTCTCCACCTTCTGCTTCTATGTTGGCAGCAGAGCGGGGCACGGCACCAATGGTACTGGAAAAACTCTCAGACATCCCCTGGGGCATTTCTGAATATGTGTTACGTTGACCAAGGTCAAGTCCATAACCGGACTGTCCACCGTAAGCCATCTGCTCAGGACCATCAATGATTCTTATTCTTATAGTATTCATAGGTATTGGGTTTTCACCACCTTGCTCAGCAGTGTACATTCCTTTATTTACAACGTATTGATCAGGTCGGAACATGCCAAAAGTAGTTCCGGTGTTAACATAGTCTCCACGTGAGCCACTGACACTGGGAAACAGGTTGTCACTCATCTGTTGCTCACGCATGTAGCTGTCAAAGTCACGTTGTTTTTTCTTATCCGTAACAAAGTCAGTGATATTAGAACCAATTCCAATCAGTGCAGACAAAGCTCCAAAGTTTGGCTTGTTAGCCGGATCTTTTATTCCGTACTTGTTCTGCATGAACTTGTTATAGTTCTTGCTGTCTTTGTTAGGATTGGTTTGATGATACCCATAAAGGCTAAAGTCATACTCCATCTGGGCCTGGGGATCATTCTGGTATCTTTTGTCCATTTCATCCATCTCAAAAGTAGGACCTATACCTGACTCATTGAACTCACGAAGAGGCTTCTGATCAAAGTATCCTTCAGGAGCTTCTTCTTTAGGTATGTTATTTGGATCAAATATGGGAGCAGGCATAGAGATCTTAGGGAAGTCTTTGCCTACCTGTGCCTTCTTTAATGACTTACCTGTTATACGTATTTTCATAGGTTAGATTATTTCAAACTGAATACCTTGTGCACGGAGTTGTTCAAGCTGTTCTGGTGTTACTTCCATCTCTTGCCCAACTACAGGTCCACCTTCTTGTTTACGCTTCTGGTTAGACAATGCTTTTTTTCTTGAAGCACTCAGACTACCAGGAGATTTCATAATTTCTGCAGCAGCAGCACGCATTCCATGAATGGTATTGTTATTACTTTTCCACACCATAGAACCAGCATCATCGATATCATCTGGGGCATCGTCTACAAATTTGTTAAATCTAGAAGATATTCCTGCACGAGTTATTCCTTTAAGCAAACTTGACCCTGCACCGAGAGAGAGCAGTTGTCCAAGTGCCATAACATCCTTGTCTAACACAGTTCGTGCACCCAGGTCTCTTAGATATGTGAAAGGCATGTCAATAGCTTTTTTAAATCCTGAATCAGATTCTTCTGCAAAGAAGTATGGATCTTTTGCTTTATACTTGGCAAAGGTCATAGACTCTTCTGCATCTTTAGCATTGACTGCGTTTACTTTCTTAGCAGCAGAAACTTTAGCTGCAGCAGGAGTTTTTACAACTGGTCTTTCCTTTGCAACAGCTTGTCTTTGTGGCATCTCACCAAATATGAACGGGTTGCTTGGAGGAACGTAACCTCTTCTGAGCATGTTACTGCTATTCATGTCATAGTCTGCAGAAGCAGATTGTCTGGTAACAGGAGCTGCACTATTTTCTTGACGCAGTATGGAGAGCAACATCATGTTCTGGTCTGCAGTTCCTCTGTATGATGCTATACCACGCTCTTCAGCAAGAGCTTTACGAGTGGCATAGTCACTTTTATTTCCACTAGAGTTTAGGAAGTCTACAATACTGCCAGAACCCTGTCCTTTTTTACCAGGAAGAGCTTTAGGGGTAGCCTGAGCTTTGTCTGCAATTCTGATAGAGGGAACCATCATAGTATAGTTATCTCTGTTAGCAGCATCTAGTGCAGCTATATGATCTGGATGATTACTATTACTTAATGCATCCATATACCTCTGACCTTCTTTACCAGGATAGTAGTTACCATCAGCATCATAAGATTCATCATCTCCATTTACCCTACTTACACCAGGACTTTTAGATGGTACCTGTGCATCATTAGCAGCCATGAGATAAGCTTCAAAATCTGACCTCCAGGATCCATAGTCCGGGTAATCTTCCATACGTGGTGCTTCACCACCTGTTTGATAAAATACTCCATTTGAATAAGTAGACCCACCATTTTTCATTTCATCTATCTGTCCACCATCCTGCCAGGTTGCTCTGGCAAAAGCACGGAAGTAAGGATTACCATCCAGGTTCTTTTTATGACGGGCATAGAATGCTGCTTTACGCTCCGGATCTTTAGGATGTTGACCAAGATTAGAATCACCAAAGTATTTCTCAGTACCATCAGGACCCGTTACTTTGTGAGTCTTTCCTTTACGGTCACTGCTACGTGATACTACGTAACCACCACCTTCCATCATTTCCTGTTCTTCACCCTGAGCCTCAGGATTATACATCATGTAATCAGAAATAGCATCTGCACTATGATCCATTACAGCAAGCTTGGATGCAATCCATGGATCCAGGTTTTGTTCTGGAGAAACAAACTGACGTAGTTTACTCATCTTCTCAGCAACAGCTGACATCTGACCCAGTGCCATACCACCGTTAGGCTCTCCGCCACCGGCCATATAGTCCATGCCACCATACATCATTTCCGGGATATACCCACCACATGCATAACCATAGTCAGCCATCTGGTTAAGATTACCTGCTGCAGCAAAACGTGCACGGGCAATCTCTGGCGGCATTTTCTCTCCACCTTGTTCCATACGGCTGATGATCATTTGCTGAACCCTTTCAGGAAGAGCGTTGAAGCCTTCATTATCAGGGATGCCACCGTCACCCATTACTTGCATACCGTATTCAGCTTTACGCCAAGTGCCACCTTTGCTTTTATAATACTTAGCGGCCCAGCCGTTAGCATATGCCGAAGGGTAGACGTCAAATTTCTGTTTGGCTAAGGACTTTGCTTTAGACCACAGAGAAGGGTTATTAGGTTTGTTTGCCATAGGAAATACTCTTAGTTTCTTTTATGATTATAGTTTATACGTTCACTGCTTGTCTTGCTTCTTTTAAACTTGGCTTTCTCAGCAGCACTCATTTCTGAAGAAGTCTTTGGTGTCTGGGATGATACTCTTCTGGAAGGACGGCATGCTGGATAACCTGCTCTACTTTCTCCGTCTTGTCTTCCACAGTCTTTACCGGTCTTTACGTCTACCCACTTTTCTGCAAACCATCTGTCCAACCCACCATGTTGTCCACCTGATTTATATAGATTACCACCATAGTGTTTTTGAGGCATGTACCTTCTGTTAGCTAGCTCTTTAAACCCACTAATACCATGCGGTTGGTTCATGTGATAATTCATGATGTCGTTTGCTGTAACCGATTTCTTACCCATAAACGCAGGTTTATAGTATAAAAAGTAGGGATCAAACTGTGTAGCAGAAGTCTGGTACTCAGGTTTTAGCGTGCCTGTAGAGTCTACATATTTATCATAATCAGGATTACTCAGCAATGAATTCATTCTAGAAGCATCTCTGTTAAATGCCACCCAGTCTTTTATGTCCACACCTTGTGGAAGTGTACTCTTAAATGACTTACGCTCGTCTTTATCATAAGCGTCTATGTCACTCAATTCTTCATATGGATTTTTATACTTGGCAGACTTATATCCACCTCCACTCCATGGACCTCCACCACCTCCGCCATTATTAGCATCGGATGCAAGTCCGCATTTCTCCCAGAAGTTAAGGTTGGCGTTAGCTGCTCTTTGTACCCAGCCATCTTGGGCTAAAGGAATACCGGGTTGTCCACCATTCTTTTTCTGTGGAATTACCTGAGCATTGTTAACACCCTTCATTCTCAAATACTCCAGTATCTTTTGCTGGTTACCTATCATATCAGCATCTGCCTGATTAACACGGGCACGGCCTGCTGTGTTCATGTAGTCAGGATAGAACTCACCAGACTGCTGGTTCATCATTCCTATCAGACTATTAGACGGTCCATATACTGGTGTACTTCCCTGCATCCTGTAAGCAGGTGTAGTAGGTTGTTGAGCTGGTAATATCTGCGGTTGCTGTTGAGCTACTGCAGGTTGTGGTTTCCTATATTCCACCCTTTGTTTTGGCTTAGCAAAGACAGGTTCTGATGCTCTATAAGGCTCTGTAGAAAAGTCTCTAAACCCGACAGGCATTATGTTTTTTTCTGCATAGGCTTTTGATGCCCCAGCATAATGTAGTTTATCAAAGTTGCTCACAGAAATCATAGGGTTAGGGTTCCTTCTTGGTCTTGAAGAAAGAGACAAACTATCTTGATAAGCTCTTAGTCTTGGATCATTTGGGTTGTTGGTATAAATGGGAGCACGCTGTCCACCCACTTGCATCTTTACCATACCACCACACTTATGACAACTCAGAGGATCTAGTCCACCATCTATAGCTTGCCAGGAATGACCACAGTTGGAACAGCTGACTGACCTGGATAGTAAACCTCCGTTAGCCATCTTCTTATAGTTTGTACCTTTCTTAGCACCTCTGATCACAATCTCTTCCAGGTCTGATGCATTATCAAAGTCAACGTCTACACCCAGGTCACGGGCTTTCTCCATCAGCTTGTAGGGGTATGAACCTTTGTCCATCCTCAGCTCTTCTTGCTCAGCATAGTTAGGATTAACCCCAGCAAACACACCAGGTCTTTCCCTGGTAGAAAGCTTGTTGAACCATGTTAACGGGTTTAGTGTCACTGGTTTACTTTTCTTACCCCACTCTTTAGCAGAACTGATAGATCTTGCTGGTGAGTTATAATAATACCCTGCACGGAAGTATTCGTCAGCGTTCTGTAGCTCAGGGTGCGTACCCTGCTCTACTTCCATGTTCATACGTTTCCTGGCATTGTTAAGAAGCAGCATAGCAGCTTTGTAGGATACGTCATCTTTTTCCAGATCAGATGCCCTCTTAATGCCCAGTATTTTTCTTTCATCCTTACTTAAGGAATCAAGCTTGATCTGTGCGGGGCCGCGGGATCCTACACCCAGAATACTGCCCAGAATTTCTTTTGGTGCAGCCCCCATATTGTTAACGTCATTGAAGTTTGTCTCCTGTCCAAATACACCGTAGATAACAGGTTTTATGTTGTCTACCTCATCAGCAGTCATGCCCAGTTTATACTGCAGTTCTTTATCCAGCTTTTCATTGTTGAACATATCCACAAGTCGCTGCTTGGTCTCAGACCTGTTCACAGCACCAGAGAAATAATCAGCAGGACTGTTTGTATCAGTGAAGTCATCCTTAACGTAGAAAGACTGGTTGGACGTAGTGTTTTTCTTACGGGTAGCCCTGGCCTGTCCATCGTCTACCACATCAACCACCGTGTTAATGGTATTGTCATCATTCACTTCCTTGGGACGCCATACAGATTTGATGGCGTATTTACCGTGGCCAAAACTTGACACCCTGCCATCATCACCCAATACTTCTGTAATACCTCTGCCACGGTTCTTGCCTGTTTGGTAACCGTGCTTGATGATGGGTCTTCCTGATTTATCAAAGCCGTACACCATACCGTTGTGGGTAAGGTTGCTGTTATCTTTTTCAGAGAATCCTCCAGGGGCAGAGTATGGAAAATAAAGATCATCTCCCTTATCTAACGTAACAATGTCACCGGCTTTCCAGTTTTTAAAGTCTTGACTGCTAGGATACTTCCAACCTTTACCCCGACTGTTGGCATTTCTTTTTTGGTCACCTTCCTGGTCAAACACGTTGGTCAAACCGTATCGTTCTGCTACAGCATCCCGGTAACCGGCATCTGCTGGTGCGTAAGAACTGTAAGGGAGTCCTGTGATTTTCTGTGCACTTATAGTGGCTTGTTTAGAACAACCCACTCCATCAGGACAGTTCTTTACATACCAGTCTTCCCAAACCGGTGCTTTCATATCATAGACAGGACGAAGGTTAACCTTTGCAATGGGTTTACGAATAGTACCCACACGGCGGTTACGCATCAGTGTAGGCTCTTCATTATCTTCTTCACCACCTCCACGCATCATGGGTATTTCATCTACCATCTGACCAGGAAAGCGGTACTCTCCACCAGGCATCATCATCTGACCATACCCGGTTTCATCTTGTCCGTATACGGGATAAGGAACTCCCTTCATGGTGATCTGTCCGGTAGGAGTAGGTACCATGGTACGCTGACCAGGATGAGCCCACTGACCACGGGGATCTACGATAGGACCACCTTGTTTTTTTATTTTACGTTTAAGTATGCCATTGCTATTATCTTTAACAGCATCAAATAGTTCAATACTATTTAGATTATCAAGTAATGCATTTTCATCTAAGTTAGGATTGTTAATCAGGTCATCTGCTGAATAGGATTTAAAAACATCTTTAGGCAGATCAATCTTTCTAACATTTTCTACAGGTGCATTATCAATCCATTTTAACGGATTTTCCTGCATTAAAACAAACGGCTTGCCCGCCCTTTCTAAAAGTTTAGCTTGTAAATAAGTTACATAATCAGAAGGTCTCATAGACTGACTTGCTCTATCAACTCCAGTACCCCATTTTTGCAGATAATCATCCGGGTGGAATTTCCAAATGTCTTGAGACGTCAGCTTGTAACCATCAGGTAAAGTTTTTGAAAGACGTGCAGTATGACCAGCAACATCATCAATGGGTGATACAGGGTTAGCAAATTGATTAAGAGCCATAGTAACATACCCTCTTTGTTTAGCAGCATCATTACCACCACTTTTTTTCAACGCATCCTGAAATGCGTCTGCAAAAGAAGAATTCTTATCTAGTTCAAGAGCCTCACCATGTGGTACTTTGGATCTCATTTTATAGACATTCATGTCACCATATCTGTCTACATATTTTTCTAGTCCATATGGTTTTATATCTATCTGTTCAAATCCTGGGGAATCACCATATATATATTGTCTAACAAGATCTCTTTCAGCAGCTTCTCTGCTTGTACTACCTGCATAATTTGCATATGAACTCTGAGATTTTGGAAAAAAAACTTTTTTAAAAACTTTAGTTGGTTCTATAGATTGATCACCACCTGATTTAGAGGCAACGTTATAAGCAGCTTTTTTATATAACTGTTTAAGACCTGGAGTCTTCATTATCATAGGTCCTGCACCATCAACTGCAGATAATGCATGGATAGCTGCCATCTTGCCATAATTTCCTTCTTTTGCAAGTTGTTTACTAACATTATACAATAGAGGATTTGTTTTTTTAAGCAAAGCAGGAGCCAGTCCTAACGCAGGTAATGTACCCATTGTATTAAAAGCAGCACTTGTATAATCACCGTCTGCTATATTACCGGGTATTTCTGAAGCAGAATAAGCTACAGATCCTGGGTTTAGAATACTTAGCCCCAAGTCATAGTTATTAACATTAGCTCTTTGAAAGTTATCAGGTATGCGTTGTCCCTTTACTGTATAAGAAGCAGCAGTTACAGGATGAGCAGCAATAGCTACAGCTTTAGATGCTCCATCTAGAACATTTGACCAAAGAGTTTCTTTTGGCAGTGATTTAATCTGCCCTTGTTTATAACGCATTGCGTTAATAGCAGCTTGCTTTTTGGCCTTAATGTCCATTTCAGCTTGTGCTTTTAACGCAGCAAGATTAGATATGTTATCGTACACTGGTGTAGCTGCACGCTGCCCTATCTTAAGAGCAGGCGGAAGTTGTTTCATCCATGTTGGTGACACCTCCCCTTTAGACTGAAACTTGGGCAGCATCTTGTGGGAAACATTTCCCATATCCATCATCAGTTGTAGCAGCTTGTTCATTTATCTGAAAGAGGGTTGTATTTTCTGGTTAGAGAGTTTGAAAAGGAACTTGACATTACCGCTCTTGAACTTTCTCAGCATCACCTTATTCACGTTGTGACGGAACTTCTTTCTTTCTAAAAGAGCCTTCTGGTAGTTCACATAAGCCGGGTTGATCGGGTATTCATATCCATTGGCCTTGGTGATAAACATAGGTGTCTGTACACCACTGAACTCACCACGGTCTTTGGTAAGATCCCAGAACTGGTTAAACCTGTATTTGTTCTCTTCTTTAGAGAAGTTGATACCGATAGACTGTGTTCTTACCTGGGGATACGTAAGCAATGTGAGGGGGTTGGTCTTACTCTTCAGTTCCAGCTCCAGTAAACCAGAGATCTGTTCTGAGTTGTACACCATGGCCTGGTCAAAGTTCTGGTCCAGGATATGAAACTTGTCCCTGCAGTTGTTGTAGTAGGAATATGTTTCCAACAGATACTCGATGTTTCTTACAGTACTTACCGTCTGACCAGTGGCAGATACAAACTCCACCTCAAAAGGATAGTCTTTACCATAGAAGTTACAGAACTGATCACAGCGGACATTGTGCTTCCAAATAGAATTCACATCCACACTCATGAAGTGCTGGCGGCCAGGGATCAGATACGTGGGTTTCCAGTCATGGAAAGACAGCCACATTTTGTTTTTAGGATCATAACTTATAGTCCAAGAAGCGTCTTCAAAAGCTGCACTGTTAAGGTCATAATAGGCCTTGACCCCGTTGACCATCCTGTAGAAACGTTCACCATCCAATATGAGGTCCGTAAATACAGGCTTGTAATCTTTTTTTGTAATGTATAGTATCTCGTGTGTATTATCATAGATCATCTGTACTCCTACACCTTTCACCGGGTTGTCATACAACGGGTAGGTTGGGAATACTTTTAATAGTTCACTAGGTAAGTAGTTGGCAAACCACCATTTCATACCATCCCTGGACAGTTCATTTAAACCACCTGCATAGTTGAACACCTTACCCTGGTTCTGGCTTACCCAGAATACACCATAAGGGGTACCGGCTACTGCCAGTCTGTTTTGAGATGAGCCGTATTCATAAGATTCATCTGCATTGCTGATGCTCTGCAGTGGTTGATTGAACAACCCACCGTCTCCCAAGGTAATCTTTGTACCGGCATCTGTCTGAAGCTGGTCCACACCCATGAACTGTAACGGACTCTGGTAACCCATCATAAACAACGCACCGGTTTTATTAATGGGTTTGATAGACGTTACACGCGAGTTAAAGTTCTTGTAGTTGTTGGCCAGGAATATTCTCCAGTTGTCTTTCTTCAGCTCCATCTCTTGTGGAAGAGAGTAGATCACTTTATTTGGGTTGTAGGTGTAGCATTTTTTAGCAGCCGTAGGATCATAATCCCTTGGAAACAATGTACCCCAAGATAATGAGTTGTTGAAAAGCTTAGACACGCTCAGAGAATAGTCATACTTATAGTAGTTTCCTTCTTTGATAATATCAGCACGGAACAATGGTTTATAGTCTGTAAACCTGTATGGGTCATAATGACGCTTTTCAATAATATCTTCCCAGTCTCTATAGGCCAGGTTGATCTCTGATTCTACAAAGAAGTCACGCACCCCGGAGTTGAACAAATAGAAGTATCCCTTACTGACAAAAAACAGGGAACTGTCCCGCTCGTCCAGGTGACGGAAGTTGGACATATTGCTAAAAAGCTTAAAACTCTGGCGTTCTGAATCTATCCAGAATCTGGGATAAGCTATGTTGACATAGTTACGATAGTCATACTCTGTTTCATCAGGCTCACCCATCAGCCAGGAGTTAAAGAAGAACATAGAGTTCTTTTCTGTGAACCTGTTGATATAGGTGTCTCCTCCAAAGAGTACATCTGTACTGTATTTTTTATCAGGAGTAAGAGCATCATGAACACAATCAGACACTACCATTTGTTTGATCCCTTCCAACTGACCATATTGAGAAGGTATGCTTACCTTTAGTGAGCCGTAGTAGCCAGATATGTTTCTGGTATATATACTATTAATATTACGATTACCAATTCTATACCTAGAATTATCCTGATTAACAGGATCGTCTACGTTATCACCAATTTTAACTGCTACAAAAGGTGAACGGTATACGTTGTTGATGCTGTAGTTAACATCAAAAGACGTAATATTGTCATCTATATATAGAGCGTCATTTACACGGAACCTACGATTGTCCTGATTGTTGATCCTGGTTTTATTATAGAAACCATGAGAATCATACTGCAAAGCATTTTGACGCTTAGGAATCATACCGTAAATGATATTTATCATCTGCTCTCCAATAGCCTGACTTTCTATTACAGTGAGTGCCACTGCCATAGTAGCGTTATACGCACCGACAATAGCATTTGTAACAGTAACAATAGGATCAGGAATAGTTATTCCACTACCCAATACTGAAGCAGATGTAGTTGTAGGCGGCATCTTACTTAAAAACACCTTTTTACTATATGGTAGTTTTTCAGTTCCTTGTAAAGTAACATTTGCGTCCCCCGCTACAAGCGTAAGTACATTACCTATAGCCGCTATAGTTCCTATAATACTAGCAAATACAGCAGAAAAGTTAGTTAGTGTCTTAAACTTAGGGTGTTTGTAGGGATGAGTAAACCTACCTTTGCTTTCACCATAAAGCTCCTGGTATATCTTTATTTCACTAATGCCAAGATATGGACGAGTAAATGATGTATCCGGACTATGAAAGGAAAGATAATCACGACGGTAGTCTGTAAGCGGGAAAGAAAGATTGACACTGCCTGCACCGGTATCACCTTCTTTCAGGCGTTTTCTCATATCCTTTAACTTCTTCTTAGTTTCTCTTCTATCTTTTCTACGCTGTTTTCTTTCTTCCCGGCGTTCTTTTTTACTGCTGTTTTCATCATCATCGTCGTCATTATCCGGATTATCATCATCTACGTCAGCAATATCAAAATCATCTTCTACGGGAGGAACAGTGCTAGATAGTTTATTATCTAGAATAGTAGGATCTGTAGTAAAATAGTAATCGTTTCTCAGGTCATTGTAGGGATAGTTCTGGTACAGTCCTTTAACAGGTGTTCCCGGGATGTCATACTCCCTCATGTTATTGAACATACCCTTAGCAACAATGCTTTTCTGACCTTCCCTGGATCCACGCAGGATCTCATAGCCTGTAATGTCGGCCAGAGGTTTTCCGTCAAGTCCCAGGGGGTGGGTGATGTTCTCAAAAGACACACCCAGGATAACTATTTTTTCTCCCTCATCATTGAAATGACTGAGCAAGGGATCTACGGTTTCATCCGGGAACTTATGATGCCTGATCGGCTTGCCACAGAGATCACCCCAGATATCAGGGCGGTCTGCTGGATAACGCTCTGTAGATTCCCAATAGGCCATCTTACCAGACGCCACAGCAAGACCTCCGTCTTCAATGGTCCTGGATGCTAAGCTATCTATCTGGCCGGTATTCTGAACCTGCCAGTATTGCCTGGTCTGAAAGTTGTCTGCATCCTTGGTTTCAAAAGCATCCCCGCCTATAACGTTGATGGTTTCATCAAGGGTAGCCGTACGTCCGGGAATATGAAATGACGCAGAACGTTCACCGGTATTGTAGATCCAGCGGATAAAGAATGAATACTGCTCGTCTCTGAGATAACCTGCATTGTTTCCACCCTTGTAGTAATAGTTGGCAGGATACTGCACAGCTGTCCACTTGGTTTCAATCTTATTGGCCTGGAGCTGATAGTTAAACTGATACTTGGAATAAGTACCCACCCTCAGCATGTAGTTGTTTACATTAAAGATGGCATCACTCTTTTCCACTGCCTCGTTTCTCAGCGGCACCTGGCTAATGGGAATAGACACCAGCTCCGGAGAAATGGTATCAATATAGATCGTACTGATGGTAGTAGAATAATACCCCAGTTTCTTGACGACAGTTTGCTGATTAACAGTAGATATTACAACCAGTTCAAACTCATCAAAGTCTTTGTCAATAACCTCTATTTTAAGTTCTAAAGAACTGCTTACGTTCTGGTGAGTAAATAAACTCTGTACATTAGACAGACCGATATAATCACTTACTTTTACCTGGTTGATAGTATAGGCAATTACCACTTGGTAGGACCCATTGGGGAGCGTACCTGCTCCCTGACCCTGGCTTAGAATAAGACAAGGTTGGGTCATCAGCGGGGCAAGCCTGATCTTTTCACAATCTAACTCACCGGTGTATGTACGCTGGATACAGCTGTCTACAACTTTGTCTGTATATATAAAAGGAGGTTCGTTGACGTTAATAAACCTGGAAGGGTTCAATCCATCATCCCAGTATACGAGATGTTCACAGTCAAACCTTTTTCTGAAGACACCTGTGATCAGGTTAGACTTTTTAAAATTCAGACAAGCTGCATTAACCACCTTAGTGTACAGACACTGGCTCTCGTCAAAGATGCCGATCTCTGAGTTCACATCATCTGTAGTAAACAGGGCCCACTGGTCATCAGAAAGATGAATGGCACCTATGAGTGTATAGGGAAGCTGGATACATTTCAGGTTGGCTGGTTCGTTACCAATGACACCCATCTGCCCGTCATGAGAGTTGTTCACTGCATTACGAGCATGGCTCCACATACCTTCCGGCTGGAAAGTTTCATTAAGATCCTTACTCATTCCTTTTGTAAAAGAATTAGTAATAGCTCCGGGGTTCTGTGATTGTTCAGCCATGTTTTACTTGTAGCTTCTTCTTGTCTAAAAATTTATACAGTGTTTCTGTAATATGTCCTGCCATCCATGCCTGGGCCTCTTCATCCGTTATAGCTCGATCTTCCGTAATTCTCACTGCAGCATGGAAGATCTCATGTGCAATGGTGTTATGGCTGAGGTAGCTCTTATCCAAGAGCAGGTAGTATGCTTCCATGTTGGGCATCACCAAAGCTCCTTCTGCCTCATCTCCAAACTCATCGTTTATGTTATACTTCTTGTACAGCTTATCCACCTCTGTTCTCACGTTATCCACTACCATGATGATAAGTCTGCAACTGTACGTTGGAAACCGCATCGTGGTAGATACCCGCTTGAACTTACCATCCGTAACCGGACTTGAACATGTTGTAGTATTTTCCATATTGAGCTTTACGGTTTGTTTCCCAGAGCTGCTTCATTTCAGCAAAGTCAGGGGTGTTAACAATAGTGAGAGCATTATTGCGGGCTGCTCTTAACCTTTGCTCAACCAACTGCATCTTCTGGGCTACGTCTTCACCGTTCATAAATAGGTTTTCCAGGATGCGTTGCTTCAGGGCATATTCATAGTACTCATTGATCATGGGATGATCCAGTACAAGTAAGTTTCCGTTGTCATCTTCCAGGGCTCCCTGGTAGTTAATAAACACCCTGCCTGATTCCAGGTTGGTGTATATAAAGCCATTCTTAATGTAGCCACCAAGACCGCTGTCATTAGAACCCATGTTCTTTATACTGGAGATCATGAGTCTTTCAAATTGATCATACACCCTCACCTCATCTACACGTTTTTCTACTACCTGCACATGGATGTTTTCACCGGTCTTACATTCTACTGTGTAGGTCTTCTGACAAATGCAATGCTCATCCAGGTTACCACAAGAGGTACAGGCCGCCGTGTTGAGTACAACATTTTCTGTTTGTCTTCCCATTAAAGCACGGTCTACCACTTTGTATTTACCACACAGGTAGGCAAAGTTCATGACGTAGAAATCGTCCGGGAGTCTGATCTTTTTGTTCTGAACATCCAGGAGTACTTCTTTAGTACCGTGTATCCTTAAGCCCAGGTCGTAACTGACACGCTGGGCTACCTTGATCAGCTGACCCGGTTCAATCATGCCCTCGTTGTTGTACTGCACAAAGTCAGCGGCAACCTCGTAGACCAGCTCATCAAACGTTCTATATTTAGGTTCTGTTTTCATGGTGGTTAACGGGCTAAGTTTTGTTTGTCATTGGGGAGATCAGGAGGCAGTTGCATCATACCAGCAAGATCCTGAAACACCTTTGCTTCCAATTCCCCAAGTAAATAGTCTGGGACATTGAATGACTGATCAGAACGAATCCTGCAGCTGTCTTCTTCACAGGTAAAATCCGATATGTCGTCCTCAAAGATTCCTTCTATACGTACCGCTTCCCATTCCAGGTTGGGGAAGTAGATATAATCATTTAAGTACCAGTAGTATTTTGTGCTGTTAAACCTAAAGTTCTTGCTTCTGCTCATAGACAGGTATGAACTCGGTACGGTAGGTTGTAATTCGTCTGTGCCATCTAAAGAAGAGATGGTGCGGATCAGCGGTCCCCAGTAGCCTTGCATAAACAAGGGCATCTTTTTCTTGGTCCGTTTGATCGTAGTACCAGATGATAAACCCGTGCAACAGGCATCCACCTTATCTACATCTATCAACTCTACAAAGTCCAGTACCTGCAGGACACCTGAATAAGCCATCAGCTTATTGCGGGAGTCCTCACGTTTCATCAGCCACTTGGCGTGCTTGTTGACAAATGAGTATATGACCCTATCGGTGAGTAAAGCATCTTGCCTTACTCCCTTTACCTGGG